ATGCGTTCAGTATGGCTTCAAAGGCTGAGTAATCTTTTATGCGTAAAAAGCATTGTAACAATTATTTTAACCGTAGTATTCGCATATCTCTCGATTATAGGAAAACTTTCAGAACAAGATTTTCTCACAGTCTTTTCTGTTGTGATTGCGTTCTATTTCGGTACACAAAGTCAACGTCTAAATGAGAAAATAAATGAAAGTTCTAATTCAAGGGAATAAAAAATTTATCCGTTGCCTTAATTTTAGAAAATTCTGAAAAGGAGTCATCTCTGATATGGATTACTATAATAAATATACTTCTAACAGATATTGTCCCTGTTCTTCATCAGGAGAGAATTATGTGTTTGTTCAAGGAAATACTGGTCCTCAAGGGCCTCAGGGAATCCCCGGACCGCAAGGGCCTCAAGGGCCCAGGGGAGAGAGAGGCCCGCAAGGACCTCAAGGACCTAAAGGAGAACAAGGGTGTCCTGGCCCAGCTGGTCCTCGTGGGATGGCCGGTATTCAAGGACCTCAAGGACCTCAAGGAGTTCGAGGTGATATGGGTCCCAAAGGAGACCAAGGTTTTATGGGTCCTCAGGGGATTCAGGGGAATCCTGGACCTATGGGCCCGAAAGGTGATACCGGTTCAGCAGGTCCAGCTGGACCTAAGGGTGACAAGGGGGAAAAAGGCGATCGTGGACCGCAGGGTGAACAGGGACCACAGGGAGAACAAGGACCGCAAGGTGTAACCGGACCCCAAGGTATACAAGGAGATTCTGGCTGCCAAGGTCCACAAGGTGAGCAAGGCCCTATGGGTCCCGCTGGTGTAAAAGGTGATACAGGGCCTATTGGACCTCAAGGTCCGACTGGCGCTACCCCTACGGTGGAAATTGGTTCTGTTTCTTCTGGAAACTCAGCTGCGGTAGCTGCCAGCTCTACGGAAACCGGTGTCCTTCTGGATTTCGTCGTTCCTGTTGGTCCTGCCGGACCTCAAGGAGACCAAGGTGCCACTGGGCCTTCTGGTGTAAAAGGTGATACAGGGCCCCAAGGAGCCTCAGGAGAAACTCCGAAAATCATCGAAGTGGAAAATACCAAAACGAAATATATTCTCAGTTTTACTACTTCCACTCAAAGCATTATCAGTCCGAATCTGAAATCTAATACAGAAACGTATAATGCGGATCTCTCCACAATAGGAAGTACATTACGCATCCCATTAGAAAATCTAACTTTGATTGCACAATCCACCACTGCTTCAAGTCTTAGGCTTTCTATTCAGCCCACCACTACTGGCACCTCTGTTTTGGCAGATATACGACGCGTCAGCATTTATGATAGTGCGATGGATGTCCAGACCAATAACAATTTTACGATTTCTGCAAATTTAGTACTAGATGACATTATATATACTCAATCACAGGAAATGCACTGGATACGGATTCGCCTTCAGGATCCTACCAGTAAATTGTGGTCTATGTGCGAGATACGAACCTTTGCTTCTCAAGGCGGCGCAAGAACCTCTATCTGTGTAGAGTGGTTTTATACGGGCGCATCATTTATAGCCCCCTAAAAAGCATTATTATATATTAGAAACAAAAAAGCCCGGAAATTCTGGGTTTTTCGGCCCAAATGCAGGTATAGTGTAGGAATAAATCGAGATGTATATACTTTTATTACGACGTTTGACTGCCGTAAACAACCTCTGTTTCAATGACTGAACCATCGTCCGAGAAGGTCTTAGTCTGCCTGGCCAACTGTATTCCTTCCGCATCTGTAAGGACTGAAACACAGGTCTTTAACGTCACGTTGAACGTCTTTACAAGCTTGCGTCCCAAATGGTCGGTAGTGGTTATGACCAGGAAATCGTCCGAATACGTTTTCACCGTCCGTCCCAACTCTGTATTATTTTCGTTGATCAAGACGGTAGTGCAGGTCTTGAAATCATTTGAAAAAGTCTTAGTCAATTTCAAATCGTTTACGCTATCGTTGCTGATTATGGTCCCGTCGTCCAGAAAATATTTATAACCATCGGTTAGTCCGGAAGTAAGGATTCGGTCTATTTCCTCCGTCTCGCTTCCACCTTTGAATTTTCCTGTTATAACAGAACCATCCGCTTTATGAGCGGTGTAGCCCTCTAGCAAAGAATCTTCCGTTACGGTATCGGCAGTCAAATCGATAAGAGTTCGTCCTCCATAGATTACTTTATTAAAGGACATCGCCATCACCTCTCATTAGCCGATTGTTACAGTCGTGCCTCCCTGCGGGTTCTCCGCCTCCGAATAAGGGATAGCCAAAACAGTAACCTGGGAAAGATAATTGTACCCGGACTCAGAATCCGGAAGGATTTCCTGCTGGCTGGTGCTTGGCGTAACGGTTTTAGCCTGCGGATTGGCCCCTTCGGTTCCGGTCATACTGCCGGCAACACCAAGAATCGTAACGCCTTCCCGAATGTTGTTTGCAACAAGCTTCGCCTTTTCGTCAGCATGTATTTTTACTTTGCCCGAACCGTCGTGAAAGCCCTGCGGAACAGTATACTCCTCATCTTTGGACGAAATGGTCCCTTCTACGGCACCATTGTTTTTCATGGCACCGGTAACCATTTGACCACCAACGCCGGCTTTCTTACCTGACAGAATCTCAGCAGCGGTAGCATTAGCGTCTTGCGTATTCATATCATAATCGCAAGTACCATTTACAATATTACCGTCTGCTCCGTGTGCCTTATATCCAGCAAGTAGCTTGTCAGCGGTAACAGTATCACCAGTCAAGTCAATAAGGACTCTTCCGCCATATATAACTTTATTGATTGCTTTTGTGTCTGGCATAAACTACACTTCCTTTCCAATATAAGCGGTATTTCCGTTCGAATCATTGCTGGTCTCAAAGTAAGGAACTTTGGCGACGACGATATTATCCGTAAGCAATTTGTGAGCTGTTTCCAGCGTCTGTTCGTCTTCAACGTCTGGAATTATCTCATACTCTCCGGAATAGATGTCGTAATCTTGCCCGGTAGCTACGGACAATGTTCCCGATAAGGTAGATTCTCCCGAAATAGTACCGCGAATTGATTCGAACGCTTTTAATCCGCTCATACTAATCTACCTCTTCTGTTATTTTAATAGTCGCTTTTGTGATAAAGGTATCCACAGTTCCGTCGGCTTTCGTTAGCTGAATATCATAAACATACTTTCCAAACGAAAGGTCTTTCGTATCCTCCGGATGAATAGTAAGTGTAAGCGTATCAATCGGGATATCTTTCACCACAAGCGGTTCTGGATCTTCATATTTTGCTTTCATGGCAAACCGTACTTTATCGCCATCATTTGGCACATATGGCGTGCCGTCCTGTTTGGTGATAGAAATGAGCGCCACAAAAGTGTCTCCTCTGGTTAGTGTGATCATTGTACCCGAAACACTGTAACTCATGGTATCACCTCCATTTTCGACAATTATTCATGGTCTGTCACCTCTTCCGGCTGGTAAGTCGACTTTCGGATAGGCAGCTTATTCACTTCGGTCATAATTCGCTTAGCCGAGCCGTTTCCGCCGAGTTTTTCATAAGGTTTATACAGGTACTCGTAAAGGTTCTCATATTCGTCCTGTGTAATCCATCCCCGCTCGATGTAATGCATCCCGAGAAATATAATGCGGTCGTGGGCGAGCCCGATAAGCATCTGCGACTTTACATCTTTGTTGTCGTTTTTCTTTTGGATAAACGCCCAAAAACCGGATGAAGCGATGACCGCGCAAACAATTGTCACCACCATTTGAAGCCAGGGTTCCATCTTTCGCATCGTCCTCCTTATAAAACAAATAAAGAAGCTTACGGAAAATATCCCCTACAGCTTCTTAAAAGAAAGAGAATTGGGGCCCACGGTGAAGCAGGCCCCTCCTCTCACCAACGGGTTACTCTACAATAGCGTTCCCGTTCTCGTCGAGGCCAATAGCCTCAAGGTCTGCCTTCACAGCAGCCTTCAGTTTGGCCGGAACCTGCTCAAAGGTCCTGCGGTCGTTGACGATCAGTGCAACATACAATGCTACCATTTTACTACCTCCTACAAATAGTTTTGTGAGTATATAGAACATGGTTAGACCTCCCCGGCAACAGGATCGCCGTTGACGTCATAACCCAGTTCCCTGAGTCTGGTTTCGACTTCGCCCTGGATTTTCTCCGGGACTTGGTCGAATGTTCTTCGCTTATTGATAATAAGCGTGCAGTAAAGACTAACCATAACCGGCACCTCCTACATTGGCAAAAGCATTTCGTACAGATCGGCAATCGCTTCCATTACGGCGAGCTGATTGCTGTCGTTGTTTTCCTGTCCAACCATAAGGCTGACAATGTTCTCGGAATCGTTCTGACCCTTGATCGCATTTTGAGCCATGAGCATGTTGACATACTCGTTGAATTCCTGCGTAGTAATCTGGGCCTCCTGGTATGTCCAGTAAGTGACTTCTTCGCTTTGCTCAGAGGTTCGGACAATTTCGGAATAGTCTTTTCGCAGATAAACCGTGCCGTCGTTGATTTCAAGGGCAGACGGCTTTACTGTACTCTCGGCATATCGGTAGTCTAGCTCCATACGACTTATCCTCCTTTCGAGCTGTAAGGTTTGACAAGCTTTCGGTATACTCTTCTGTCGTCGTATCTGTCATGCTGTGAGATTTTGCGTTTCAGTTGCTTAAAGCTGATATATGGTTTAATCCATTTCCGATACATCTTGTAAGTATCGGTGCAGTCAATCCAGCCGAGATATGACAGCATCTGACGAGCGTCGTGTATCGTTGGTTTCTCTTTTCAGGAAAGTTTTCTGGCTTTTCTCGTGGCCTTGTACATGATGGTTTTACGAAGTATCGTTCGGTTCCTGAAGAATCGGAAATTGCTTGTCTTGTCCGGTGCAAAACCTTCTTGTTACTGCCGAAGATAACCATATCATCCATGTAGCACATATAGTGCACGGCTCCCAACCGTTCTTTGATATAGTAGTCGAGGCCCTGCAAATACCAGTTTGAAAGCCATTGTGAAGTGTAAAAGCCTAACGAAATCCCGACGTCGGTTACGTCGATAATTCGATAGAGCAAATCCAACATTTTTTCATCATGGATTGTCTTCCTGAGTTTGGCTTTCAGTTTATCGTGGGGAATGGTGTCAAAGAAATGCCGGATATCCATTTTCAGAACATACTTGCAGTTCCTCGCATCAGTTCGAATCCATTTCTCAATGACCTGTTTCCCTTTGTGGGCGCCTCTTCCCAGTAAACTGGCATAGCTGTGCTCATACATGCCCTTGCAGAACATCGGCTTTAAAGCGTTCACAACGTTATGTTGAACAATCAGCTCTTCCATTGTGGGGACAATAATAACCCTCTCTTTGCGCGTAATACCGTCATAAATATAAACCGGCACATGCTCGGCGTTCTCATAGTTGTTGATCCAATCGTAGGATAAAGCAACCAGAGCATCGTCGGACAGGTGCCGGCTTTTTATGATTCTTCGCATTCGCTTGCTGTGTTTTGCAAGGTTAAGGGAGATCCTTCGGTTTTCTTCGGATATGCAGTTTTCGTACAAGTGGTTATAGGATTTCATATTCTCTCTTATCCTCTCATCCGCGTTCGACATATTCTCAGCTACTAGCAGATGCTTGCACCGAGTTAATTTTCACCAAGCGGTGAGGAAAAGGCTCTATTCAGCAAGTGGTTTACAAGAGAGAGCCGCGCCAGCGATCGAGGCCGAATAGGACGCCTCAAGGCTCAGATAAGCGCAGAACGGACCGCAAAAAAGGTCAGCGTAATAGTTGCCACCGACAAGCGCATACATTGTATCGGAGTTGCTGTAATATAGTCCATCCGCTTCGTAAGTGCTGCTTGAACCGCTTGCAGTAACAAGAATTCTTCCGAACCCTTCCGTTTTCATGCTGTTGATATAGCCTCCAGATTTGCCGGAAGGCGTAGCGCCGGACACGGTTTTATAGCCGTTGCCGTCCGTATTGTAATCGCTAGCGGTGGACCCGTCTTTTGTGCCTCTTGTCAGCTTTACTTTCTGCGTACCGTTCACATTCATCCATCCTGCGGTGCGTCTCCACAGGTTCCCCCAGAAATGTTCCATACCGAATACCTTCACACCATCCGTACCATTGTTTGAGCCCCAGAACATACCTCTGCTGTTCATGGTACCGGTGTTTACGGTCGAACTGGTATTACTTCTGCCAGAACCGAAAACAGTCTGGCCATCGGTGCTCTTACCCATCATGACAAGCAAATCCTGAATAAGCAATCTATCTGCAAGAACCTCAGTATACCAGTCGCTGCCGTTAGCTTTTGCATAATTAATTTCTGTAGTAGCATTTTGAGAAACCATATTAGCCTGTCCACTAATAGAGCGAAGCTTGTTCGATACATTGGAACCGAAATAAATAGGGGTGTAGAAGTGGTCAATTTCATTATTATTGCGGTCATAGTTACACCAGCAATCCCAAGTATCATCCTGCGGAATATCGGAACAACGGAAATGATAGACGCCATTCTCTTCCCAACGCTTGGTATAAATCTTCGGCCATTCCATCATCGCATTGCCGCCGAAAGAGGTATTGGCAACACTGGATGCAGTGCCGTCGATTTTTTTGGTATAATCGTTGGGATTGAGATAATGATCCACCACACCTGCATAGGTCAGCATACAGGGACGAGGCATGAATTTCTCACCAGGGGCAAAGTTCCAGTCGCCGTAGCTGAAGCTGCCGCCGAAATTCATCTTGGCCGGCGTGAAACCAGCATTGTCAACATTGTCAGGATAAGAAACGCGTCCGCTCGGGCTGCTGGTCGACTTAACAAGATCGTAACCGAACAGATAATCCCGCTTTTTCAGGGTAACGCTTGTTCGGTTGGCTTCGCTTCTGTTATAGGCCCCTGTGCTGGTATATGGAAATGCCGAATAATAGTATACAGTTCCAACAGTCACATCAGTATCCGTATAAACGGTATCCTCTGTAATAGTTGTAAGTTCTTCTCCTTCATTCTCGTTCGTTGGATATCCCGTTGTACTTTTTCGAATTACAGCACCGACCACACCATCTGGTAGCTTGGCGGTAATCTCCACTTTCACAGTATCAGAGGAGGAAACGTACACCGATTTCGCTGAGAATTCTTTCATCGGTTGGGGCTCATTTACTACAACACGATTTGCTTTGTTTCGATTGTAAACGCCCTGAGTAGTAAACGGAAATGCTGCATAATAGTAAATACCTGTTGCAGATGTTGAGTTATCCACAAAAGTCGTAGAGGTCTTAATAACTGCAACTTCTTCTCCGTCAAATTCGTCCTTAGGATAATCCGTTGCCTTTCTTCGAATTACAGCACCTTCTACTGTGCAAAGCGTTTGCTCATTGATAACCGTATCGTCGGGAAGCTGCGCTGTAATTTTGACATGCTCGTCCTCGATAACCGCAGTAAAGTTCTGCATATTGGATGGCTCGATGCCACCAAAGAAATGTCTGTTTTTTCCAAAGATCAGATCTTCTTCTGCCATTTTGATTTTTCTCCTTTCGCGTTAATAATACGTAACAACTGTGTCAATTAAACTGCCGTCGGCGTTAAAAGTTTTTACAGCTCTCGCTACTTCTGCACCAGCGGCACTTTTCAGCACACTCGTCATCGTTAGGAACCCATTTGTAAAGGTTTTTGTTAAGATTCGACCATTGCTGGCAGTAGAGGTAATGATTGTCCCGTCTTCTGAAAACGTTTTTGTTCCGTCTTCAAACCCAACAAGGAGAATTCGTTTGATTTCTTCCCGATTGATTTGGTTTTGGAGATTTCCAGCGGCGTCTTCACCAAGCTGGCCTTTCATCTGGTTGTACCAAGCAAGAAAATCTGTTTGTTCCGTCGTAATCCATTGGTCAAGTAATGATTGCTCTTCTTGTAAATCTGCTTTCATCTGGTCAAACCATTCAGTGAAATCTGATTCCTCGCTGGCGATCCACTGGTCTACCTCGTCCTGTCTCGTTGCGACAAATTGGTCAAGTTCGCTCTGCCACTGACCCAAAAGTTCGTCAAGACTGATCGTTTGCAGTATAGCCGTAACAAATGGAGTGGATTCCGTACCAACCATATTGGTAATATCAGCCTGTGTAATTGTTGAACTTCCGAATTTTCTGTAAATATAACAGAGCGGATACTGATGTATAGTGCCCTCATTCGTCAGTATCGGATTAGATGGAGAGCTAGACGGCGTTCCTTTCACAAATTTGATAGTGTTTGCCCGAACGGATTCCGTAGAATCTACCTCAAGCACAACAGCATCAATTCTGTCCAAAAGAACTTCGGCTTCTGGAGCTTCCAATGGCAGAATAGAATCGTTTAAAGTCCATGTATGATTAAACCAAGCTTTTCCGATTCCGACATTGACAGTGATTCCCGTCGTTGCCTTTACCGCGAAAGCTGTTCCAATAGATGCGAACACACCATCAATAATCAAACCGTCAAACAAACTCGATAGCTGTTCGGCATTATATTTACGATCGCCATTCAGCGAGTTGTAAAACCCATAAGTTACACTCATTTAGCTTGTTCCCTCCTTTTCTGAAATAGTCTTAAAAGTAGGGTAGATGGATTGCTCGTCTTTGTTTCTCGAGATGATTAGCTCCGAAATATAAGCAGATCCTTCGTTCCCGTATTCATTGGCAATCTGTACAATATCGCCAATAAAGAAGTCTTCACCATACTTAAACAGTCTTGTTACCTCGACTTCTCCCTCAAAAGCTGTAACCCTGTCATGATCGGCAAGATTTTTTTCTCCTTTGGCGGTAAGTTGAGCAATATATTCATTTTCCAGCAACTGCCCGTCTTCGGTGTCAGACGAAATATCCCGGGCGTCCGTAAATAGTTCGCGCCTGTCCAAACCGGAACCAGACCCTACAACGGTTGTTTTTCTCGACGCACCTTCGCCTTCTCCGGCGACAAGCGTTACATTTTTTAAATTAGCCTTGGATGAATAATAGTTGCTATTGATGATGTTTTCAAAATTCGGAGAGAACACCACATATGGGTTTTCTGTCTGGTCATACGAACGATCGGCGCCAGCATACAGGCTGAATTCGAACTTATTATCATCGGTCAATATAATTTTGAAGCCGATATTGTTTGCCTCACACAGACCTTTAATAACCGTATATAGATCATCACCAGTATACTGATTGTCTATTGTCAGATCGGTAACTTTGCTATCTGTGGAAGCTTTGAACGTGAAAATCGGAATTTTTCGGTCCGCTATCGATGGAGAAATAATATTCTCATTCAGCATCGTCTGAATCGCATTTTGAAGATTCCCGCTGAAGATTCGCTGTCCCCAAATAATTCGGCGCTCAAGAATAGATTCCAATGATCGGCCAGTCACGATTAGATGATTGCCATCTTCCGTATCAGAATCAATCTTGATTTCTTCTATAATCATGCAGTGTTCCGATTCTTTCATCCAAAGGTAGTTATCTTCTTTCAGGTATTCGAGAAGACCCGTATCCATGGCAAAGAAGATTTCGAAATCACCGTATGCGTTATACCGGTCCGTCCAAATCAGAGATTCATAAGTATCCACGACGGCGATAGACTCAAACGCAGTATTTAATACCAGTAGTTCCATGTCTTACACCCCTTCATAGATTACTTTGTTCTCGACTCGGAATTGGAGATTTGTAACGCCGCTGTCTGCGGTAAAAGCAAAGATGTTGTCTCCTTTTGCCAGCGTAAACCAGTCTGTGTTTTTGTCCAGACAGTTCAGGATGTTGTAGGAGACGCCTTCCCGAATCAGAGTAATGCTTTTCTCGCCCTTTGCGGTGTTGATGACAATATCGTCGCTTGCTACAATCCCTTTCCCAGTCAGCGATGAAATCTTTTCGGTGTTGATTCTCATCACTTCACGAGTCTCGGTATTATAGATATTGATATTGGTCGCAGGTCCAATAGCGTGGATGTAAATCATCACGCCAATTTCGGAATCGCCGTGATAGGTGATAACGCCCTCCGTCTTTATTTGAATCTCGCCGAAAACCAACAGCGGCTCGTCCAGAGATTCATTTGAAAACGGAAACTCAAACATCGGGTCGATACTGTAAAAGTTGGTTACGTTGTTCCCATCTTCTCCAGCCGAATAAAAATAAGGGTCGGGGCAAATAATGGAAATTTGCGTGCCTTCCTGAGAGCTGAAAATATTCGGTTCATTCGACTCCACATAGCCGGTTGTCTTCACATACCGGTTGTCCGTCTCGATGGTAAGCTCCACGCTTTTTTTCAGAGGGAAATACTTGTAGGATTTCTGTCTCAGATCTTCGATGCTTTCCCCGTAAACTGTGTTGATAAACACCATGTCAAGCACGATGTTCCTTTGGCTCAGCCTTGCGGAATTAAACAGAGAGCCGTCGTTGGTCGAAACTTCCATCGTGTTCACGTTGGCTTTCGCCGGGCCAAGACCGGTTATAGACTTGATGAGGAAGCCCGAAACATCAGGCTTCCCCAGCTCAAGCTTGATTCTGTCACCTAAATAATTGGTGACAACAATCGAATAAATCATGTTTCCACCAATCCTTTCAAAGCGGAGAACTGATTCTTCGTCTGGCGATAGATATCGATTCTCGACAGTGCTTTAGGTGAATAGTTGTTTTGTATAAAGGAATAGGAATTTCCAACAGATGGCGTGCCATCTCCATTTTGAATTTCCCCGGTTGTTTCCCGGTTCATCGAAGAACTGATCTTCATAGCCTGGCTTCTGCTCAGGATAGCAGTAAGCCGGCCAGCGCTGGAACGTACTTCGGAAAGATCCAAAACAGGACGAATCGTAGGCTGAACCTCCATTTCTCCGTCGACAAATTCTCTAATTTTGGAAATTGCATTACTCAAACCGTTTTTAGCGGCTGCCGCCATATTGGTGCCGGCTTTGTAAGATTTATCGGCATAGTCCGAAATCGCATTGACAAAGGCAAGACCGAAGAAATCACCAATTCGATAACCCACCTTGGAAGGTGAGTGTTCGTCCAGTTCTCTCTCGGCTGCCCTCGCCGCTGCCGCCGCCATAGCCCGCGCTCTTGCTTCCGCCAAATAGGTGTTTGCGGTGATACCGTCGGCAAATCCTTCCACAAGATATTTACCGGCATTATAGAAATCCGTATACTTGTTTCGAATCGCCGTAAGACATCCGCTGACAATTTGGGCGAAAGTATCCTTTGCCGTTTGGTCCTTAGAACGGATTCCGGCAATAAGGTTGGTCATAACGGCTTGACCCACGGTGTTGAACTCATAGAATTTGTTTCGGAGAGTGGTCAGGCATCCGTTAATCATGGTCAAGAAAGTGTTTCTGGCCAGGCTGTCTTTCCCACGAATACCAGTGATGAAATTCGTCATCATTGTGCTGCCGATAGTCGTAAACTGGTACTGCTGACTTGTAAGCGAAGAAATGACGCTGTTCACCATAGTGGTAAAGGTTGAAACAACCGCCGACTTCTGTGCGTTCGCGGCATTGATAAAGGTTGTAAGCATTGATGTCGCAGCGGCGCTCACTCTGGAACTGGCATTATTGAAAGCGTTTATAAAACCTTCAATACCGGAGTTGCCAAGATTCGTCAAATCCTGAGCGAAACGGGACATCCCGCTCGTATCAACGCTGGTAATACCGTTCGCCAAATCCACAAGATTGCGGAACTGCGCAACAACACCGCTTAGCTTCGCTACGTCCACGGTACTGACGCTTGCGTAATAAGCCGCGAAAGACTGACCGAAGGAGACAAGTTTTTCACCAAAAGAGGCAATATCGTTATCTCCCGTAAACCAACTGACAATGCCGCCACTGTTCGGAAGATTGTTGGACAGCTCTACCAGAGCTTTCGCCGCATTTGCGGAATTTACAACCACGTTGGCATCCAGCCCTGTAACGGCAATGGAATATTGCTTCATGGCTTCTCCGAACGGCACCAATTTCTCTCCAAACATGTCAAGGTCGTTTTCGCCTGTGAAGAACGCAACGAGACCTCCGCTGTTCGGTACGGTATTCGCCAGCTCCATGAGGGCTTTACCCGCAGTAACGGAATTGACAACCACATCCGCGTTCAGTCCGGTAACGGCTATTGAGAATTCTTTCATCGCTTCGCCAAATGGGACGAGCTGTTCGCCGAAAGCATCCATATCGTTTTCACCGGCGAAGAAGCCGACGACGCCTCCGCTGTTCGGTATCGTAGACGCCATCTCAGCCATAGCTTTTCCGGCATTTGCGGCTTCCGTAACCACGCTAGCGTCCAAGCCCGCAACCGAGTCAGCAAAAGCTTTCATCGCTTCGCCGAAGGGTACAAGCTGGTCTCCAAATGCGCCCATATCGTTTTCACCGGCAAAGAAACCTACGACGCCCCCACTGTTGGGAAGCGTAGCGGCCATTTCCGCCAGTGTTTTGCCTGCAACCGCCGCATTAGCCACAACTTCTCCATCAATTCCGGCTATCTCATCCGAAAATTGCTTCATAGCTGTGCCGAAAGGAACAAGTTCTTCGGCAAACCCGGTAAGCGAAGACCCGCCCGTGAACCAGGAAGTCAGCCCCTCCAGAATATTTGCAGCAGTCAGGATAAGAATGGTTTCAGCCAGGGCTTTTACGCCGTCCATCATCGACGGGTCAATAGCGGAAGCGCCCTGAATAAACGGCTGAATATTTGTCATAAATCCAGACAAATCAGTAGCGATTTGCGGGAACTGACTGGAAACGCCGCTCATAAAGCCGCCTACAATACCGCCGATAAATTTGCCAATGGCAGTACCGACACCTTGCAGTAAATTACCGCCCTCATTGATGAGCCACTGCAAACCGGGAATTTGAGCCAACGCGCCGACTGCGGCAAGAACCAATGCCAGTTCTGCGATAACCAATCCCATTCCGAGAACACCAACCATGGCTCCGGGAACAAGAGCTGCAACTGCGCTCAGAGCTGCCATAATAGCAGCCAGAAGACCGATTCCGACAATCCCTTGAAGCAGGGTTGCGGTATCAATCCCCTTCAAAGCGTCAACGATGCCGGCAAAGAACGCCATGAGCACGTCGATGGCCGCCTGAATAAGACCGGGCAGATTACGGGCAATTCCTTCAAGCACACCGATGAGGAACTGGAACAAGGAATCTACAATCTGCGGAGTATATTGGACCAGTGCCTCAAGAACACCCGCGACAAGCTTTAACGCCCCGTCTGCAATAGCCGGAACACACTCGACAAGAACGTCCACAAGAGTTAGAACGACTTCTTTCACTGCGTTCCCGATTTCACCTGCGCTGTTGGCAATCACTTTGCAGAACTCAACAATGGCTTCGCCGATTTTTGCAACGATAGCCGGAATAAGATCTGCAATGCCAGTGATAATAACGGTTAGAGACGCTACCACAGCGGTCGCTCCGGCTGTTCCTGCCGCTGCCAGTGCAGTAAAGCCTACAGCGATTGCGGACAAGCCGGTTCCGGCAGCTAAAAGTCCTGCGCCAAGCCCCAAAACGGCAACACCGATCAGAGCCATAGCGCCGCTCAAACCAAGAATAGTGGGAACCAACGGCGTGAGAACTGCTCCCGCAACACCAATAACGGTGAAAGCACCGGCCAGAGATACCAGGCCCTTAACAATAGCAGTCCAGCTCATAGCGCCGAGAATGCTGAGAACAGGGGTGAGAATGGCTAGCGCGGATGCGGCCACCAACATAGCGGCAGATCCGGACAAGGTTCCGGTCATAGCTCTTAAACCAACGGCCATAATCCCGAGAGAACCGCCAAGAGCGACAAGCCCTTTTGCAATTTCGTTCCATTCCATACCACCCATATTCTCAAGAGCCGAAGCCATAATAAGAAGAGCAGTAGAAACAGCAATAAGACCGGTTCCAATCGCAATCATATTCTTAGGCATGAAATTGACGGCAATCGTAACGGCTGCCAAAGCTCCCGCCATTCCAACAAGGCCAACGGCGAGTTCGCTCCAGTTCATAGCGGAAAAGTCTTTTACCGCTGCTGCGAGGATTTTCATAGCGGCTCCAATGCCGATCAAAGCCGCACTGGTTGCTATAACATGCTGCGCGTTCCCTGTAAGACGGGTAAACGCCACAATTTCCGCCAGGACAATACCGATTGAAGTGAGCCCTCGCCCGATTTCGCCCCAGTTCATTTGTGCAAAGTCTTCGCAGGCGGACGCGAGAATTTTAATTGCTCCGGACAATATCACAATTCCGGTAGCAGTTGTAACGGATTGGCCGCTAAATTTTGCTGTGTTCATAAACAACGATACTTCCGCAAGCAGCACGCCGACGCCGACAAGTCCTTTGGCAAGTCCTTCCCAATCAAGTGCGGATAAGTCTTCGCACGCAGAAGCCAGAACCTTAATTGCTGCGGCAAATATAACCATCTGAGATGCTCCCTTTATAATAGTGGGACCACCCTTACTAAGTGATTTTGCGGCAACAATCATCGTGGTAGTCAAACCGACAACGCCGGTAAGTCCTGTTGCGAGTTGTTTGGCATCTAAATCGCCAAGTTTCTTCAAAGCGCTTGCCAGAATCAACACGGCGGTAGAAATCGCTAACATCGCAGTTGTACTTTTAATTACTCCAGAGGCTTGTCCACTAATTTTGTTAAAAATAGCCATAGAAGCCATCAAATCGGCAAATAAAACTGTAATGGCACCGAGAGAAGCACTTAATTTTGCGCTGTCAATAAGAGAAAGCGCCACAAGTGAAGCCACTAGAATCGCAATGGCAGAAGCAATTTTTAGCAGAGTACCGGCTTGTAACTGAGACTGATATGCCTCGAAGCATCCTCTTACACTATCCAGAATACCGATAAAGGAATCCTTAATACTACCAATAGAATCGATCTGTTCTTTAACTGTTCCGACAAATTTAGTAATGCCGACCGCGATTGCACCAAAAGAAATACCATTAAGGAGATCGATTATTCCGCTAAAATCCGCATTTCCGATGCTATCAATCAGCGAAGAACCTACTTTCCCCATCGCATCAACGATGCCGCTGGAAATTGCCTTGACCGCATTCCATATTGCCTGAAGAAGTTGCATAAACTGACAGTTGGCGAGAGCATTTCCCATTGCCTCGAACGCAATTGAAACACTGCTCTTTATTCCGCTGGCTACGTCTCCAATCTGAGACATCCTTACATGCAATCTCTCAAGAAGGGAATGGAACAATTCAAATCCCGGAAAAGCGATCTTTTCAGCTATAACTTTTACGAAATCACGAATTGCAGTGGCGACAATTTTAATAACGCTTACGATTGTTCCGAGAACTTTGTTGAACACATCGCCTTGTTTTATAAATTCATTCAACTTGACAAGCCAATCGCCGAAGGTTCCAGTAACACTGAGTATTCCGCCCCCAAGATTACCAACGCCACCTAGAAGAGAACCAACAGCATTAAACACTGCTGTAACAGCCTGCTTGATTATGTCGAGAACAGCGAACAAGCCTTTAAAGGTGCGCTTTAAATTTTCTGAGGTCGTTTCGCTGAGTGTCATTTTTTCCGTGAGATTTCTCAGTGCCTCTGTAAACGCATATAACTGCTCGGAAGTCATGGGCGGGAAGATGTCGCGGAATGCCTCTTTAATAGGTGTGATGACGCTCATCAATCCTTTAGCAGCATTCCAAATTGATTGGATCAGATTCTCTCGACCAGACGGTTTCAGAATCTTTTCCGTGAACTCATCCATGGAAACAGAACCATTTTTAAGCCCCTCATCCAGTTTTTCGATTTGCTCTATCATCTCCGAGGTATAACCAGCAGCTTTACGCTCTTCCTGAGACATACCGGTCATTTTATCTCTGAGATTATGGACAGCATCCGAAAGAGTTTCAGAAGATATAACACCTTCCTGCAAACCTTTTTTCAGAGCATCACTGAAATTATCCGAATCCGCTACCATTTTATCGAAAGCATCACCGCTTTTTCTAGCGACCTCTTGAATGGATTCGATATAACCAGCTTCATCGGCAATACCCTGATTCAATAGCTGTTTCCATCCAGAACTGAGACCGCCACTGAGCAAATCATTTCTTGCCTGAGCTACCTCACTGATTACGTTTCCTATAGTTTCCGATACTTCACTAAGTAGGTCTTTGGCTTCTTCGAAGTCACCAATCAAAATTTCCCAAGTTGCTGTCCATCCAGATTGAGCACTTTCTTTCAAGGTATCCCACAACTGAGTAAAAGTCTTAACCTTGGTTGCTGCTTCTTCTGCGGTTTTTGCCATCTGAGCAATTTCTTTGGCCTGGGACTCCGAGAAACCTTGTTGAATTAAATCAGCTTCTGTATAAGCACCAGAGAATTGCTTTAAGGTTTCTGTAAGAACCTCTGTAGTAAGCCATTTGCCTTTGGTAAGAGATTCTCTAAATGAGCCATACATATTGATAGCATTTTTTGCTCCTGTGCCAAGCAATTCAGAAGTTCTGACAAGAGCATCTTGGAATACCTTACCACCCATACCAGCATTAACAACAGAGTTCCAGTCCATAAGAGATACCTTACCTGCTGCCAATGCCTGAGATAGCTGATACATTGCTGTGGAAGCTTGCTGAGAAGTTGAACCCGAAATAGCGGCTAGGTTAGCGATACCTTTAATAGAATCAACTGAAGTTTGAAGTTTTACGCCCGCTGCGGTAAACGTACCGATATTTCTGGTCATTTCGGTAAAGTTGTAAATCGTCTTGTCCGCATAGGTGTTCAGTTCATCCAGCGCCCTGTTTACTTGCTGAAGGTTTGTTCCTTCATGCTGAGTGTTGGCAAGGATAGTTTGCACCGCGCCGATTTGCGTTTCGTATTCCTGAAAACCGGTTTTAATTGGGTTTATCGTAAGCGCCGAAACAATCCTTTTTCCCGCGTTCAAAGCGGAATTGGTGATATTGGCAAGGGCTGTTACCGCCATGACTTCCAAAGCTGAAAACTTCAGACGCACAGACTCCACAGCATTCGCAAGGCCGTTCATATTTACCTTTTTGGAAGCGCTGTCTATTTCATCGAAACCCTTTGCAGCGCCGGATAAATTCAAGCTCTTCTTCAATCTATCCAAAGTGGAAAGGCTAGTCTGAACATTGCTTTCGAATTGCTTGTTGTCAAATCGCATTTCTACGACTCTTTCGTCAATCGTAGTGCTCATAGCTTAGTAACCCCCTTCCATGCTTGTTCTGCAATTTTGTCAAAAATAGGCTGGATAGCAGGATTGATGTAATCTCGACCCTGTACCCAGCCACCGTTGCGGGTCCCGTGACCATACTGAAGAATAATGGCTATCGGAACCCCATTTTGAACATTTGAGTTGTAAAACGTAATCTTTGCCGTTCCGTCTCGGTTTTCAATCTTATAATACCAAGAATTGGCCGTTTGCCCGCTATCGATAGGCGTTGCAGAAGCAAGGGCGGCGACCCCTTCTCGACCATACTTGTCAAGATCCCCGATTCGGACGGCCTCTTTCGCTCTCTCCAAAAACCGAGTTGTTCTGGAGAAATCGCCCTTGTGTCTGAACCTTATCATTGAATCATCCTTTTACAGAAGTTCGTTTACTCTTTTCTGGACAGCGTTGTAATCGTAACCGGCTGCCTGCAAACGGTTCTTACGGTCCTGCCCATTTCCCCACAAACCCTGAATCACTTCTCTGGCAAGCTCATCAACACTCTTTTTAGCAGTGGAAGAAACAGCCGTTCCGCTCTTAGTAGTGATATAAGTATCGAAGCCCACAGCTTTCAGCTTGGCGGCCATAGCGTCCGCGTTTGCCTTGTTGCTGTAGGCTCCCACCTGAATCTTATAAAGATTGTCGACTTTGACCATGTAAGTATCGAAACCAGCCGCCTTCACTTTGGACAACATAGCATCTGCATTTGCCTTGTTACTGAACGCTCCTGTCTGAACGCGGTACAAAACGTTACTGCCGGCAGTTCCGGGATTGCTGGCCGAACTTCCTCCCAATTTTGCAGTGACCTTGGAAGCCAAATCGCCCATACGGGAATACATCCAATCGCCAGGACAACTCTTGTTTGCGAACCAACGATGGACGGTTAAAACCATTTCGTCAGCGGCAGGATTGTAATTAAGCGTCTTTGTCTTATCACCAAGCCACAGGAGCTTCTTTTTGCCGTTGCGTTTGCAAATATCCACGCAAAGCTCAATGAGCTTGTTATAGACAACATCCTTAAATGCATAAGGATGGGTGGTATCGCTCGCGCATTCAATCGTTACGGCCCGCTGGTCGTTTTCATTGGAAGAAGAACACCAGGAACGGTTTTTCTCTTCCACATACATACCGACTCTTCCGTCTACGCCAATACCGTACTGGCAGGACGCCTGCCTGGAGGTCGGAGTAAAAATATTGCCCAGTGTTTCAACTGAGCACTGCCCGACAACACAGTGGGGCGTAATACGGTCAATTGCATGGGTTCTCTGCCCGGAATGATTGGGACTTAATTTAGTATAGGACACCAATGGACTGTTACTCATGAGTTGTATCCTCCTTTGTGTCTCGGATTTGCTGAATCATCTGAATAACCTTGTCATATCCTACGGTAGAGGTGAGGAAGCTCAGATACATAAGAATACAAACTTCGACACCGACTTTCAGCGTAAAAGCAACATCATTCATGATGAGATAAATAGCGCATATAGCGCACGACACCAGAACAGCCACCACAGCAGCAAGAACGTTAGACGAATATTTAATGGTGGTCTCGTTCAAAAGCTTCTTGATTCCCTCAACGGTAAGGTTTGTCACCAGGGACACAATCAAAAGAGCCGTTGTCATAAAATAAATAGGCATTTTCAATCCTCCTCGATATCCACACTGTCTTCGTGAATACCTTCCTTACTTCTTAAACGCTCTTCTCTTTTTTCAAAGAACGTTTCAAATAACGCTTTTAAGAAATAGCCGAGCATAACTCCTACAATGGTGCTCGCTATCGTGCTGGAAAGCGATTCTGCAATCTGTACTTGTCCCATAAAAGCCAGTACATACGACAACTGCAAATCGATCAGCGAAACAGCAAGAATAACGGCAACCGCCCTTTTGGTGTAGGTTTCGAGCCACTTCTTATAACCTCGTTTTTTCCGTTTCGTAATCTCACCCCCTCGTATTGAGACGGCTCCTACGAGCAGCGTTCAAAGCCGCATTCCGTTTCATGATTTCGCGCTTGCTTCTTCGCTTAGGCGGGTTGCTCTTCACATTGCATACCCTGATAAGCGTGAGAAGTTTATTGAGGTGCCATTTTTGAAACTCCACTGGTATGTTGAAAGCGATCATCCAGTAATAAATGAGCTCAGCCGTAACAATTTCCCGGCTGTTTTTTGGCAGCGAATCTTCTGAGAAGAAAGTCGCTGTCATCGGCGCTTCGATATAAGCGTTAATCGCGTCGTAATTTGCGGCAGTGAGCCTTTTGTATACCTCGGGATTCACATTCTGGGTAAGCGTCATGCATTTGACATAGTCCAGAATTTCTTCTTCTGTTTTGTCTTGTTTGCCAAGAAACGCTTTACACCATTTGGATTCCCATTTTGAAAGAGAGACCAGAGAATGCTCCAACTGCAAGGTCTGCTCTTTCGTGTAGATGAACTCTTCGTTGACTTCATCCCAGAATTCCTCAGCAGGTATTGTAATTCGAAGCATTCTTCAGTCCTCCATAACTGTCGAATCAATTGTTGACAGGAGCGATTGCCGGATGCTGGCTTGCTGCGGGTTTCTTATTCGGAATCACACCATTTATAAACTCGGCGGCCTTGTCCGCATCGGTGGCAAGTTCCATGTACAACTGAGAGTATGCCTCGGTCTGGGAGAATGCGGTAGAAAGCTCCTCAGACTTGACGAACCGCTTACCATCAGGGCTCTTCTCGCCATACGCCTTAAAGATAAAGTCTTTGAATACCTTGATGATAGTCGGCATGTCCTGAGCCGCGACAACTCGGCGAATCATATCGCCGTAACCGCCGGTTGTGCTCATCTCCATTTCAAGAGCCTCAGCTTCCGTGATGTTGAACCAAAAATCCTCAGTGCGCTCAAGACCGTTATAGTCGGTATAAGTGATTGTCTTTTTAATCATGCGAAATTTCTCCTTTCAAATAAAAAAAATACAAAGCCGCCAGCTTACCTGAATACGGCCTTGTACCTGTTCTTAAATCTTTTGTTTCTTATGCTTAACCAGCGGGGGTCATCAGAGTGATGATCTCATCCGGCAGAGGCAGACGGGGATCTACGCCGTCTTCTGTTTCGGGACCTGTAGGATCTTTGCCATACAGAATCTCTTCCAGTGCTCTCAGCTTATCAGCATCCACCTTGGTAGAGTCGATAATCACGCAAGCGGTAGGCTTAAAGCCGGTTACGTTGACAGGAGTCGTGCTGACTTCCCAAGATAAGGTGATGGCTTCGGGGCTGTCGTTGATAGTCGTATATCCCTTTTCGGAAGGTGCAGCCAGAGCGCCGTAAATCAGATGCAGCTTATAGCCGTGGTCGTTGCTGTCAACATCGTTACCGATGACAGTACGATAGCTGAGGCCGAACACCTTTCTGGCCTGCTGGCCGATTGTCACGCCGGTTGCAATTTCAGCAGAGCCGTCGCACTCAGCGAATTCATCCGGATAAGTATAAGCCTCAATAGTCGCGCCGAACTCCTCAGCAGACATCAGGTTCAGATACTTGATGTTATCCGCGTAAATAGGAGACGCCTCCGCACCGGAGGGGCTTTCGGTAACAGCGGTAAGACCATTCCAGGCAACGCCCTTATTATAAAGACCGCCGGCCTGAATAGGGTAGAGAACGCCATGGTCTACACCGGTTTCGTACAAACGTTCACCGGTTTTATCCCAAACAAGTTTACTCATAGGTTCGTTCCTCCTTGTTAAAAGTAAAGTGTAAAAACGTAATGGTTCAGGTTATCGCTTTTGTAATGCCGCACAAACCGGCAAGTAGGCAATTTTGCCACTATGTCGATAAAAGAACTGTCCGGATTCTTATCGATAACCGTCACCAGATATTTGCGGTTAGACAAATATACCCCGTCATCTGCAAACGTGTTCTCAATATCTTCGAGAGCGTAAACGATGGCGGGGTAATTCATCTTGACTGACTCGGGAGGTTGGTAATACACATTTCGGCTTCCCAGAAGATCTTCCAGCAAAGCCTGTAGATCTAGTCTATTCGCCATTATATACCCCTCCTATAGTCAGTATTAGTCTAGGGTACTGAACTTCGACACTTTCTATCTTCCATTTAGCACCCATAAACCCAACGTACTTCATCAAGTGAAAATTCTCGCGAGCAAATGGATCGGCCAAAATACTAATCTCATTCGAAACGTTGATGTTGTCGTTGAGTTTGTCGGCTGTCTGAAGTCTGCGGGTATTTCTGACAAGTTCGCCGAAATACATGCGCTCGGAGATATTGTCTTCCCATACGCCTGGGGTCGTTTCTTCAGTAACAGCATAGCCGATTGGTCCATAAAACTTCGCCATTTTGAATTTTCACCCCTTTAGTCAGCGGAATACTCTTTGGAATACAGAGTAGTCGCCGCAGAAGCAGACGCGGAAACAGCAGTCGCAAAGGTTACGGATACGCTGCCGCCAGACTCTTCCTTGAAAAACAGCGGCATGTAATACGTGCTGTTATAGTTGATAATTGCGCCCTTCTTGCACAGATTGAGAAGGGTATCTTTATCAACTTTATTCGCTTCTGAACACTTACTGTCCGTGTACAGGTAATTATCAGCCGTCTTACCATAGAGAATAACGTTTTTCACATACTTCTCTTCAGCGTCAGCGTAAACAACAGTCATGTTATTCATTGATTAGTCCTCCTTGCTATTTTTATGTTGTTGATTTTAACCGGCAGTGCTCAGCTCAAGAGCGATAGCGGAATAAGGCTTGATAAGGGCGCCGGAGCAGCGGGTCTCAATCAGATACTTCTGCTGGTTGTAGTCGATATCGAAATCGTCAAACATGTTCACAGCGCCGCCGCGATCCGCGCCGACATTGTAATCCGCCAGATTAACGATAATGCCCATCAGAGCGCCGCCGTTCTTGCCGTTTACACCCTCCATAACCGGAACGGTCACAATCTCCTTAACGCGGAGCTTCTTTGCAAGCTGAGCGACATCAGTGTAGAGATCGCGGCCGGTGGTATCGGTCAGAAGCAGGCAGTCGGTAAGAATGTCTTCAGTGGTATACAGAGTAGGCTGACCAGAACCCTTATAGTTCTTGCGGACCTTGATAGCGGTGCGAATAAACTCGCGGGCCTTGTCGTCCTCAGTAGCGGAAGGCTGGACGCTGACGGTAGCCTGAATGGTATACAGCTCCTCGTCCTTGAGAATAGGACGGATGTTCTGCTCATTGATCTTATCATCGCTGGAAGCAAGACGGCCGTCGCCAATCAGATAAGCGCGGGCCAGCTCCTCGTCCAGCATCATGCGCATTTCAGACTTCAGCCATGCCACAACGTCGAAATCAGTGATGTCGACAACATCGTCGCGATCCATCTTCTGCTTCTTGTAAACGGTAGTCGGGGTAGTGGTGCGCTTCAAAAGACCAAAGACCTCTTCCTTCTTCAGCTTGCCCTTGAAATACCCCTTTGCGCGGGCGTCGTCCTCGGTGATATCGGCAAAGATGGACTTAATGCGGGAAAACGGGGTGTGGTGCACACCATTCATAACCTTCTTTACCCATCCGGTATCACGCTGAATAAATTCGGGGGTGTTGGCCAAAGTCTGGGCGTCAGGGAACAGATAGTCCACATTGTCAATGCCGTGAGCAAGCACACTATCCTTCAGGCTGCCGTAGCGCTTGATATCACCAAAGATCGTGGAAATCTCTTCGCTGGATACCTCAGACCCATCGGAATGAACGAGAACATTCTCCTTCTGACGGTCATCCTTATCAAACACGTTATGTTTCATAGTATTAGTTCCTCCTTTAGAATCGTCATCATTATTGTCTTCAGACTCGGGGTCAGATTCTCCCTGGTCGTCCATAGCCTGACTGATCATAGCGTACATAACGTTTTTCTGCTCTTCAGTCATGCTGTTGATTACATCGGCAACGGTTTTCTCCTCGTCGGAATCGGTCTTCTTCTCAGGATCATCCTTCTTTTCGGAAGTTTCTTTCTTTTCACCGTCGTCCGCCTTGTCTTCCTGCTTATCAGCATCGGAATGCGACAGATAGAGCGGCATACCCGTATAGATGATCGCTTCGTCATCCGAGTTTTCGCCGTGCTTGAGCATAGAATCAATAAAAGCGCCAGGATTTGCACCGGCATGGACCAGGCTTACTTCACGAATCTCTCCATGAAGAACGTCGCACCCTCTCTGCTGAAGCTGATTGGCGTAGATAGACAACGCACAAATATCCCCATGCTTTACAAGAATCTTTCCAATCTCGCCGGATTCGGAATCGTTGAAAAAGCCGTAGGTATAAACACCTTCCGGACGATTTTCCAGCCATGCATGACCAAGCACATTGCGTGGGTCATTGTGCTGATGATTCCATACGAGAGGGACTTTGATTCCATCATCATGTTTGAACGCGTCTCTACGAATCACTCTTCCGTCAGAGCATTTAAGGTCGTTTCTGGTTGCCCATCCGCTGAAATCGCAGGCTTCAGGCTGAAATGCTCTTTCCATTTTGAATTTCCTCCTTATTTCGTTTTTGTTTTAGAGACCCTACTCTCGAAACTACTCTGTTTCAACATTTTCGTCTTCGACAGGCGGATTGATTTCCGGTTCTGACTCGCTCGGGGCGCTGAGGTTTTTGTTCCTAAGCTCGTCCGCTCTCGGGTCATCCGAAGGCTTCATGCCGATAACCTGCCGAATTTCATTCGATGTCATAATTTCGTTTCGAGTGAACTTATCAGCAATTTCAGCGATATCGTTGACGGGAACGAGTTTAAACGGGTTTCTAAAGAACGAAATCGACTGAGATTGTGATCGGGCGGTTTTCGTTAGAAACTTTCGTTTCATTTCGTCAACAATAGCTGAAATAATAGGCTCAATCGTTCGGTTATTATAGTTCAGCATCGTTTTCTCGTCCGCCGTACCATCCAATATGCTTTGAGTGATACCTAACTGGCTGTATAGCATACTCGTTAAATATTCAATCTGCGACATAAGGTTGTTGTTGACGGAACGATTCAACTGCGTAATACGCTCGGTACCGTCGGCATAAGCAATACCGTATTTAGTACCTGACAACTGAGCTTCAATATCTTTTCGCCTGTTTTCGGCCTGTTGACGCCTTGCTTCCGTCTTGATGACATAGGGCAACTGGATAATCAAATCTAATTTTCCAGAACCGCTCTGTTCATCGATGACGTCAAGTAGGTTAAGTTTTCGAATAAGCCGCTGCATAGTAGAATTGGGCTCATTCACAACTGCGTACAGAGGATTTTCAACAATCGCTACTGTACTCTTTTGTACCAGTATGTTTTCTTTTGCCCCGGTCCGCTCGTTATAGAGGCGGACCCTAACATGCTGTGGGTACCAATCTAAAATTTTACCGACTCGCATGGTTTGAATGTCATACGAACCGGTAACGGAAGGATCATAAGTTGTATCAACGGGCACAATCGCCACGCAGCCTTCATCAAGCATGGACACGACAATGTCCTGAATAAAGGCTCTGGCGGTTTGGTCGATATTTGCTTCTACGGTAAGGCAGGTGTTCAAACCATCCTGAATAACGGATAAGAAGCGTCCATTTTCGTCCAGACGAATATGCTGCACATTTAACGCCGCAACATCCAAAGCAATCCGGTTATACACAGAAGTGATAATGGACCGCTCGTTGCCTCTGGTAAGACGTATACGGTCAGGTCTGGACGAATAACCAGGTCCAACATCCTGATAGGTTGTATAATCAGTTCCCGTAAATGCGTTCCAAGCATGTTTCAGTCTGGAACCAAAAGACATTTCCATTTGAATCATCACCTCCTTTTTAGTCGAACGCGTCACGATTGAGCTTGTATGCGATATATGCATCCATCATCGCGGCAACAGCGTCAATCTTTTGCTCGTATCGTTTTTTGAGCAATTTTCGATTTCCGTTGGTATCTTCAAGGGTAATGCAGTTACCCATAGCAAAAGTCATGAGTTCCTCGTCGAAAAGAAGCATTCTTTCTTCGGAAAGCTTCTTTAATTCCCCGAGAGGAACTGATTCCGTTTTGGCGCCCTGAATAACTTTTTCAATTCCAAACGGACCGTTTTCCTGTTCCCATCTGGCGACAAATTCTTTGGCGTTATACGGGTCAAAGCCAAGACAGCGAACATCATAGCCGCACTCTGAAATATGATTGTCGAGATCTTCGTAAACGTCCATCATATCGAGCACAGCGCCCTCTAAAACAATTAAACTGCCTTCGGCCATGAACTGATCGTATTTGATCCTCATAGCTGCGGGCAGTTTCATCAATGTCATAGAAGTTATGTAATTTCGTGTCTTGATGCCAAAAGAACCGTTTGACAGCGGGAACAAAAATGTAAAAGCGCAGAAGTCATCGCCCTGCGATAAATCTGCACCGAGAGAACATGGCATCTGCCAGTAGTCTCTTTTTCGGTGAGGAAGCGTTTCTTCATAAGTAAAGTAGTAGGTATATCCCTCCATGGGTAATCCAAAGCGCTTTGCGAGAATATCGTTTCGTGCGGCAGGAGCTTTTTCAGCTCTTTCCACGTCCAATTGGTAAGTTTCGTAACTCACGGTTTTACCAAGATTCGGATTGGCCTTAAGCCACATTTCCGGATCTCCAACTTCGTCAATCGAATCGAGTTTGTACCACCATATGGATACGTGCGGATTGATGTAATCTCCTTTGAGAATGTCCATCAACTCCATTTTGATTGTATCGCCGCTTCCGTTACGGACTGTACCTTCGGAACTGATTGCCACGATAATGTAGTCGTTTACTTTTGAAGCGCCCTGTTCAATTGCACCGATAACATCCTCTCGAATGTCGCCGGAAAGCCATTCGTCAACCGTTGCCACCTTAATCTGCAAACCTTGGAGCTTAGCGATGCTCATTGGCCGAACTTCAAGAAGAGAACCGGTAAGAAAATTCTCCACGCCTTTCTTGGTCGATGCCAATTTGGTGCGATTTGCTTTTGAGCCGGTGGTGTTCTGTAAAGAACCTTCCGTCAGAAACTGGAACAACGGTCCGCGAGAACGCGTTATCGCAGTACGCAAAGGAGACATAACTTCTTCCGCCTGCTTCATGGTCGGCGCCGTGGTAATTTGGTGTGTGGTGGAAGTATCAACGTTGAGAAAGTATCCCTGTAGCGTGGAAGCGTACATTGATTTTGCAGCGCCTCTGGCTACGATAAGATACTGTTTATTGATAAGACGCTTCTTGACGTTCTTCCGAACGTAATGTCCGCCGTGACCATCTGGATTTGGCTGGTATACGCTTCGTTCGACAAAGTAATACCATCCAAAAATCTGTTCGCCCCATAGCTTGAATGTGTCCAGCAAAGAAAGATCGGAACCATCAGTAAGAGTCAGCTCCGCTTCGCAATAGGCGATCCATCCCTCAACCGCCTGGTCGTCATAGTAAACGCCGGGGTTGGCAATAAGGTCGTCGATGCGGTTCATCTCCATGGAGATTTCTTTGTTTACCGGGATTTCCCCTCGAAGAACGGCATCACGAAACATGCCGTAATATTTGGGGACGGCAGTGTTTGATAATGCCATAAGTAATCGATCTCCTTTTTACTTCTTGCTAAGGCCACTAACGATTTTCTTAATCTTGTCATAGTTGTTGTAAAGCGTAATCGCTGTGGTGGTAGCAGTTGCTATTCCAGTAGCGGCTTTCATTGTCTTAGAAACAAATTCTTTACCGCGATTAACATCACTGCCGGACAACTGCTTATACTGCCGCTCCATTTGCAGACGATTAAGACGGCTGCGAAGCTCAGCATCACTCATGGTTTTTACGCTTTTGCCACTATGAGCCTTTTTATAATCATCATGGCTTGGTTCTTCGGAAGCGTTTTCCCTCGCTCTTCTTTTTCCAGCGGCTGTTCGAGATCCGTCTTTATTCTGGAATCTCCTAACGCCCCATTTCATTCCTTTGATACCATGATGAGAAAACGAAGTATTATCCATTTTGAATTTCTCCTTTCTCTGCTGGTTTCGGGTCGACAGAAACATTGATCCTCCACTCAAGCTCGCTTATCTGTCTGTTGATAGACTCGATAATTGCTGAACTAAGCGGAGGATCAAAAGCCAACCGAACCTTTAGATAAATGTAGGTTTTAACAAACTCAATACGGAAATCATCTTGCAGAAATTCAGACCATTCGGCGCTGTCATCTTCGATACGGAATCCCTCAGCAGGACCGACACCAAGTTGAGTAAGAACAGAAAATACCGAATTGATATGCATGATGATATCCGGGTCAAAGTGCTCGTATTTTTCTGTAATTCCGAGCAGTTTTTTAATTGATGTCAGTATGCTGTCCATATCGAATTACCTCACTCTCTAACGGCGATGAATTTCTTCATGCAAAAGCCTTCGATACCGGCAACTGTACAGACCGCATACCAATCATCATTGGAATTTGTCATGTCGATTTTCAGCTCATCGAGAGCCTTTACTTCCGCGATTACATTTGAATCGGCAGAAGCTTTTTCTCGGATATTCAGCGACAGACAATTAACCACTACGCCAATAAGACCGTCGCAGATATCGCTGTCATCTCCGGAAACTCCGTAGGGGTTTTCCATATCGACATCTTCATACATCGTGCTCATAAAATGTACTCCTTTCAATTTTTTCGCCAAGGACAAGTATCATTGCGGCTCCTTTGAACCGGTTTTAAGATAAGGATACTTTCGTCTCCGTAGTGAATAGCGTTATGTGTTTTTAGCTGCGTGCATATCACATTTTCCAAATCAAAGACGCAAGGATTTCGATTTACGATATCCTCATAAGTAATCGGATTGATGTGGTGTATCAGTACCGGTCCAAATATTTCATGGCCGACAATTCCCAAGTCGCACCCATTATCCCGAATGATAACGTCGTCTCTAAAACTCAGCCATTCGCCGGAATGATAAAATTCTTGATTAAGCCATCTTTGGAAACCGAAAGTAGCTTTGCCGATTTTCCCATCCAACTTCAAATAACGGAATCGTTCCTCAAAGGTCGGAAGAGATATCAGTTCCGAATAAGTTCTAACACTCATCTTCATCGCCCCCGACACCAGAATAATGACGCATAGCGTTAAGAGCATTGGTATAGAGTTCTTCGACACGTTTTGCGGATTGAAGGTTTTGTGTTTTAGCCTCGATAAGCTCTTTCTGCTTCTCAAGAATTTCTTTTTCTATCTTTTCCTTAGTCGAACCAAGTTTCAGATAATGAGTAATAACCTGAGAAGAAGCAGTTCCTTCTCTTAACTGCTTTTCAGCAAGATCAACAGCCAAAGAAACCAACTGATTTTCTCTAGCCTCCGGAGATAAAGCCGGTCTCATCTTTCTTGATGACTCAGAAGAGCTTGCAGCTTTACCTTTTGGCATCCTTACTGCCTCCTCTCTGTTTGTTGCCATGTACTATTTGCTTTGCAAGTACCTGTTTCGCATAGGTTTTGATACAGTATTTGAGAGAACTTACAGAGCTGGCTTCCATCAATCACCGAAAGGAGAAAAACATGAAAGGAAGAAGGAGGAGCACATGAAGAAAAGCTGCCACCAACCCTGTAAGCTCGCCCAAATACTGCATCATTTCCTAAAAGCGAACCCTTAAAATAACCCCCGGGGATTTTTTAAAGACCGCCGTGATGTGGGAGGGGGTGAAGTTTTTTCGACACCCCCCTATACCCACAAAGCAGCAGTACAGTCGTATCGCATGGTGAAGAAATCACCAAAAACTTATTTTGCATGAAAGTAAAAATCAACAGCAAAATAAAAACGACAAGACGAGCTATGGTATCTGTCCATACTCTAATCAAGTCGTTGTTGAATTTCTTTTTACTTTCTTGTAAATGTTCATGAAATCGTGTTTGATGATCTCATCGATTGCTCGTTCAATCTCTTGATCGTTTTCTTCATCTGAAAACTGTTCAGAAGTTTTTGCGATTCGAGCGAGATAAGAACAAGTATTGTAACCTTTTCCTACATCGAACAAGAACCAATCGGAGAACCGTTCAAACGGATCGAAAGGATTGTCGAATGTAGTAAGAGCACAAGAACCATTCATACTAGGTCACTCCTCTCATTTCAAATAGTTCGACACAGTGCTCGTAGAGATTCCCAAAGCTTCAGCGATTTCAGATGTGCTGTAACCAGAAGCATTCATAGAAGTAATCTTCTGCATCTTGGCAGTGCTCAAAGTAGTAGATGCTCTTGGTGTAGCACGCTGCCTAAGCACATCAATGTCCGCATTGTCTATGATTTGGCGCAGCCTGTTCTCACTGATAGCTCCAGCCTGGATTGCTTCCCATTCACGGTCGGTTATTTTAATGGTTTCTTTCTTTGCGCCGACCATAGAACGAGCCTGTGTAAGAGCCTGCTGACTAGCTTTCTTTATTTCACCGCTTGTCATACCAGGATTGTCCTGCTTTTTGGCAGCCACTACTGCATTCGCTATAGTCTGGGCCTGTCTCTCACGGGGGGCATTCTTTAACGCAACATTAAGCTTAGCGGTTAAAGAATCCACCTCGGCCTGGTAGGTCTCTTTAGCAGAAGCGGAGTACGGAACCTTTCCGGTAGATAACATTTCCAAACGTGCCTGGTTAGCTAGGGCCTTCATTTTATTGGCGTAATTCGCATAGGCTCTCTCTATTGGGGAATCCACATCAGACACAAGCGTGTAGGCGTCCTTTGTTTCGGCCATCTTGGTACTGGGTTGTGTTCTAACCTTAGTCCTGCCAGTCCTTTTATCCACATATACAGGATCGTCAACTGGTTTCCACACAAGTTCGCCGGTTTTTTCATCAATCTTAGGGCTTCCTTGTCTTTTGACCACTGATACCTCCGACTTTGCACGGGAGATAAGGGTAGAAGCGCCCTCGTGATAACGGCCATCCTCAACAGCGCCCTGATATTTCTTCTTTAAAGAACTGATGCCATTGTCGATTTCACTCTGCTTATAATCCAGCTTGTGTTTTTCAGCATCAATAACCACCATTGAATGACGAACTGCTCTCGCAAGTTCTTCTCTAGTGGCGCCCTTGATGGTCATATCCGTAATCAGGTTCGAGATGACACCCATTTCTTTTTGGGTATCCCGCATCGGCTTAAAAGTTCCTTCTTTTTTTCCGCCGTATTCAAGTTTTGGGTCAAATCCCTCGATCAGCGGCGGGGTAGAAGTGATTTTAACCTTGCTTCTTCCGGAATTGCACGGAATGACCATGACAGTATCGCCGTCAAAGTCAGCTCCAGAAAGACGCTCCGCAACCTTGCTGTTAATACCGATGGCATCTTTCGGAGTATTGCCGAGAACTCTTCTCGCTTCTGGCTGTTTGTTATTGACTGTGAGAATCGGGATCTCAAAGGTTCCGCCATGCGGGTAACGAACCAAAGCTACAGTTTCACCATTCTTGTAGTTCGGCGCATAGACCTCATTATCTTTCATTGAGGTGATCGGCAGGATAACTTGATACTTCTGACGAGGGAGAGCAGCAGCTTGCAGATGCACAGCATCGTAGTCGCAGCTATCAGCGAAAGAACTGAGCAGCGATTTCTTTACGGTTGGGTTAGTCAGAGAACAAATCTCATCAAACTCGGCCATCTTATCGCTTATTGCAAGATTAAGTTGCTTATCCACCAGATACTTTGGCTGTTTGGAAAGAAACTGTGAAGGAAGTTTATCCGCCCATTCGCCCCAATCGCCTTCTTCGGCTCTTTTGTTAATAAGCGAGAGCGACTGTTTCTTTCCCGTTACCGGGTCGATGTACTTCCCATTAGGATCGTCATAATAACTCTGACCGCCACGCTCTTTAATTGCTGAACCGAAGGGATTATCCGGGTCATCCTTGATTTTCTTCAGCACATCTTGTGTCGGCGTGCCCTTCTTCTTATTAGTGTTGAACACAACATCAACACCATCGGGAAGGTCATCAGAATAAACGGCCATCCCTTTAAGATAGTGCGTTCCATCCACAAGGATACGAACCTGCGCATAATGTGCGTCGCCAAGAGAAAGGTCGTCCACGCCTCTTCGAAGCTCAATAACGCCATCTTTCTGAATTCCTCCATCTTCTGCATAACGAATTTGAAGCCGTTTGGAATCCATACTGGACGGATATTCGAACGCTTTTCTGAAAGACTCGCCTTCATCATAAGAGATGTAATCCCTCACAGAATGAACATTTTCAAAATTATAAATCTCTTTGTGTTCTGTTCCTGGAGGACAGATGACTTTAATATTGGTCTGCTTTCCGGGATTCGTAACCTGCGGAACACCGCCTCCATATATCGGATATCCTTCCATCTCCAAAATATAAAGAGCCTGGTTCAGCTTTTCTTTAGAGATACCAAGTTCTCGCTCAACGCCGGTGCCAACGTCTATCATTCCCTTTTCCGCAATCTGCTTTTTCAGGAATTCAGCCGTGGTTTTAGCCTGGTTCATGCGGGCTTCGGATGATTCGTTGAGCAAAGAGCGGACAGAAGAATCATTAGCAAATCCCATCTTCTCCGCGATTTCATTCAGACTGTAACCTTTTTCCCGAAGCGCCTTAGCAGTCGAAACGTCGGCGGATCTTCTTTCATCTTTCGCCAAACTCATCTGCGTCCTGAACTGTGTTGTGCTCAAACCCATAGATTTTGCAATGGCTACTTCACCGGTGTATGTTTTTCCATCTTTATCCGTGAAAGTGAATCCGGATTTCTTCATTTCTTCCACTCGAGATAGAAAATCCCCACTATGCTGGTAAGGGTTGTCTCCAGAACCCCAGGGATAACGACCGGAACGTCTCGGCATTCCATAGTGCATCAGCATTTCCTCCACAAAGGAATTCATGGTTTAACCCTCCTGTTCTTTAATATTTCGAATGACCTTATCAAAGGTAATGATTTTATCCATAATTGGTACAATATCTTCTGACGTCGGTTCATCATACAGGATTTCGTTGTTTTGATACAGACGAAGTTCTATATCGATGTCGGCTGGCTTTACTTTGTACTCCAAACAAAAAAGAGCAGCATATATTTTAAGCTGCTCCATATGTGCCGGAACTGCTCCGGTCTTTAAATCGTGAATACGAAGGAACCGATTTCGAAACATGATAGTATCAGCGGTGCCAAAACAATTTTCCGAATAAAACAGAATTTGCTCTGGTATCATTTTGAAACCAATCGCGTCATTGACATACATGTTCAGTGTTTTTTGAGACTTTGGCAATTTCTGTCCAAGTCGAATACACTGGCACGCAAAGTCATGAAGAACAGTTCCTTTCTGCGTGGCAAGGAATTTAGAATACGCTTCCGCCACCTTGTCTTCACTGTAATTTATCCAATGATATTTACTGGCACCAAGAAAAGCATGTTGTCCTTCAAGATTCGAATGATTGTTGAAGATCATGCAGCACTTCCTCCTTGTTCTCCGGGCAGATGAATCTCGAGAACGACATCTCGTCCATCTTTCCGACATAATACTCTTGATTCGGCTGTCTCTTTGCGCCAGCGCTCTGTTTACATTCCAAAGAAGCCCACTTATCGTTGTAGAGAATGAGCAAATCGGGAATGCCTTGTAAATATCCCGAATCGCTTTTCATAACGATGCAACCAGGAAATCTTTTCTTAAGCTCTTTAATGAGCTTTGCTTGGAATTTACTTTCAAGCATGGTTAATGGGCCTCCTTTCAGCACTTTTTGCAAAACAGAAAAGGGAATGTCTATCTTTAAAAATAGCTATTCTATTCCTCTCCTCATAAAAGGGCATGTATTTTTCGCGCGGCAAAAAGAGACAATAAAAAAGACCAAGACACCGTTAAGCGTCTTGGCCGCGTCAATTATTCAGTTTTAATGTTTAGCTGTTGTTTCGCAGATAGCGTATCAAAATCCAAATGAGCCACAATCCGCCGGTACAGAGCACCAAAATAAAATCCAGCAGCAAACCACCAAAGCCCCGCTTTTTACCATTTTTACTCATTGTGTTCCTCCTTACAGAATTTATTCGTCATCTTTTGTTTCATCGCTCTTGCTCGCTAAAATATTTGATCCTATGATCGAACCGAGAACAGCCACGATACTTGCTGCCACTCCTCCGGCTATTCCCAGAATCTTTAATCGATTGCTGGCTTTTTCATAATCTTTTTGGGATACGGTATCAGCAACTAATTTCATCTGGTCGAGAATATAAATCTTCTCGTCAAAAGTAAGATTCTCTTCGTGAAGAATCTTTTCAAGAGATGTCATCACACGATCGTACATATCATAACAAACCTGTGTGCTCTCTTTATCATCTTGCAGAACATTTTCAATAACTCCACGATATTCTTTCATCACATCGAGAGTAGTTGAAGCGAAGTTCGGGAATTGCTCCAATGCTTTCTTGGCAACTTCAGGGTCCATCTTAGGAATCATTGAAGCAAAAGCAATCACTTTGTCTTTTGTTAAATGACGAAAATCGGGAATATCTAATTTTTTGAGAACTTGAACTTCGGTGTATGGACGACCCATCATTACCCCTTCTTTCTAGGGGCAATAAAAAAGTGCGCCCCCGTATGAGAGACGCACCGAAAAAGTGAATCCCTCATTGTTGCCACACAATCTCAATCAAGTCGCAAAGGACGCATAAGTAAAGAGAGAAAACACTTTTTACCAAAGCTATTTTCCCTTGCAACTTGAAAATATTAGATTGTATGGCTATTACAGTATAGCATAAAAGCCAAAATAAAGAAAGGTCTTTATTTGCAAACCTCTTGACTTTTTCTCTGATTTGTGATATGAACGCTTTCTCCGTTATGAGGCTACTACATAATTTCCTCGTTTTGATAAATAGTCATAGGTCATCGTCGCACCATCTTTGAAGTGTATCTTGATGGCACAATAACCGGCAGGTTGCCACCAAACAGCATTTTTAGACAAGTTGGGAAACACCTGTTTAAAATTGCTATAAATATCCTTGTAATATAATTTTTTGCTCATAAAACCTCCTTAGAATGTCTTTGCCCACTTTGCCCGGTTTTTTTGCCTTATTTATATATACTTTTAATCTTTTTCCGTTATTAATTAATGAAAAAAAGTGGGCAAAGTGGGCTTGAAACCCGCAAACCCGCATAAATACTGGGTTTTTTGCCTAAAAAAGTGGCCAAAGTGGGGTTTTAAAAGTGGGCAAACCCGGGCAAAAATGGCCAAAAGTGGGCAGAAATTTCACCAAAAATATAAATTTTCAAAAATTTTTGATCTATTATTCGAACGAAGCCCACTTAAAAGTGGCCAAAAGCCCATTTTTAAAAACCTAAAAGTTGGCGTAATTTTCACCCACTTTCGAGTTTTATACAAATAATTTTTTAATCAAAAATAGGATTGACCGTCCGAAAAATCTCTTTCATCTCCAAACCCGTCCGGTCTGTTTATCAATCAACACAATGCGACCCTCGATTTCGAAATCTGCAAGCTCACAGATATAAAACAATGTATGAAGCAATCTGTGAAATCTTTCATCTTCCTTATCAATATTTTGCAAAGCCTCGAAAGCCGTTGGGTCGGAATATCCTTTCGCATTCTTTCGAGGATTGTGTTCTCGGTTAGTAACACCCATTACTTACTCCTTTGTTCGTTCCATTTTTCAATGTCAATCCCATATTGTTTCAGCTTGTATGTACACAGCCAAACCATATCGGAATCGGTCATTTCATAGTATTTAATCAACTCGTCCAATCTTACGGCAAAAGTGTCATAGAACTGCTTCAGACGTTTCGGCCCGAAACCGAATTCTTCATGCAAGTGCCACAAGATCATAGCGTCAAGTTCGTTAGCGTGTTTGATATCGTATTCCGCTAGCTGCCTGCGGATTTCGATGTCCATAGCTTTCTTTTCGGCAGCGGTTAGCTGTGCGCCGTACACTTTTCCTCCGGCTTTCTTCATATACATAATCAGAACCTCCTCCGTACATAATCCAGTTTTCCTTAGCAAAGAACAAAGGTACTCCGATTATGCAAAAGAATATGAAAGCGATGGCGTCGTTTTCCGGTAAAATAGAAAGAGCCCCGATGCCGATAAGCACCAGGGCGTAAATTTTGTTTTTAATTGTTTCTTTTCTCCACATGATATCCTCCTTAAATATCACCAGAAGAACAGTGCTGGCTGTATCCGGCGTCAAATCCATGAGAATAACGCGCTTTCAGCTTCTCCATGTTCATCTGTAAAATCGTTTCCAAATCAAAACCGAGAGCCTGTGCGCTTACTGCAAGATACCAAGCAACATCCCAAAGCTCTTTGGCAATGTGGTGCTTATCGAGATCATGCCCCTGGAAGATATGCTTCTTCAAAATATCAATGCACTCTCCGGATTCTCCATTAAGGCCCATAAGTCCGTTTTGGAGCTGTTGAGAGTCGGTCAGGGATTGATTGGCAGTACGGTAGGCGGCTTTCTGGTACTCGTTAATTGTCATCTGATATTCACCTTCAATTATTCTGGAGCGAATAAGTTTGCTTACAGAAAGATTATGCTTTTTGGCGATAGTTTTTAGGGTTTCGCATTCGTCTAACAGACGATGAATGCGATACTGCTTACTTCTCGGATTTATAGCTTTCGGTCTGCCTCTCTTTTTGTTATCCGTCATCTGATGTTCACTCCTGTGTTGGGCATGTAGTGTTTGCAACGAAGCTCGACTGGCTCAATGTACTTTATATCGCGTATACGAATCATGCCTACTTTTTTGCCGTCTTCGCAAGGGCGACTCACATATACTTCATCAATTGTCTTCTGAGCTTCGAGAAATTCTGTTTTAATAGAGCATACTTCTCTGTGCACGCAGCGTGTGCATTGGGTTTCTTTTACACCGAAATCACTCATTTTTGTCCACCTCTTTATCGTAGCAGTCTACGCTCATATAAATGGTACCAGACTTTTCATCAGTGACTGGTTTGTCATGAATCAAATCATACAGTTCTTCAACTGAAAATATCACCAAATTCTTCATTACTTGACTTCCTCCTCTTCATAACCAGTAATCAGCTCACTATAAGGCAATTCCTCAATCCAGTCGCAGAAGGTATGCCATTCGTCCAGCTTATGGTTCCGCCGACTCTTATAGATGTTAGCCAGCACTTCATAGTTGAGCATGACCGTCCGTTTCTGGTTGTAAGAACTCGGAAGCAGTTGGATCATCTGCCACCAATTATGCTTATCCTTATCTTTCAAAAATTCTTCACGATAATCGTTCATGCATTTGATCACGCTTCTAAGGTTCTTCAAAGAAGGTTCACTCAAATGCTCACACGAGAAATCCTCCAGCGTGAACTCCTTCGCCGAGATCTTGTGCATGGTCGAGCAAGAGTTCGCAACTGTCCCGACTTTGTACGTATCGAATTCTTTCCACCAGTACAAAGGAGCCGTAATATCAACATACACCACAATCATCCGCATGAACTTCCGATGATCCGTACCGGCCTTCCGAAGTTGCATCATGAGGTCATGATCGTTAGAACCTAGACAAGCGAATGATTTTTTGATATCATGAGGCCAATGTTCGCATTCACACACAGAAACCTCACTATCACTCTTCTCCCAAGAATTCATCGGATTCCGCATTCCACGGATAGCATGTTCCCAGCCCATAACTTCAAAATTACTGATTTTCAGCATAATCATTCTCCTTTTCTAAAATCCGAAAAATTCTATGTATGTTCTTTTTTCGGGTCCGTTTCTTTCTGGCGTACAAAGCTAAATAACATACTCGATTGCTTTGACATAACGCCAATGCCATATCCAATATTCCGGAAATCATTAAGAAGACTTCCTTACTTGTTTTTGTAGATAACTCAAATGATGCTGATGTTTTCAAGCCTTCTAAATTTACTAGGTCATAAGGAATAGAATCATCTGCTAATTCGATTGTAGGAGTATCAATCATTTCGCCTATTTTTTGTATTTCATTTTCGATCTGAACATACAATACTCCCGGAATTATAGGATCGTTCATGATTTGCCCTCCTTTGTGTATTTTTCGATGACTCTCTTAACCTGACTGGTAGAGCCAAACATTTTCTTAGCTACAGCAGCGCAGAAACCAGCGTAGCCATCATATGTATCGTCCTTACTACAAGAAACAATGGTTTTACTGCCATCCGACCAAATTACAATTGTTTTGGGTCCACTAAAAATGATTTGTCTAATAGCGTCGTCTCTAATCGCATTTGTTGGGATCACGGCCAGACTCTCTTCTCTAAACCAGAAAACACCAAATTCACTTTCCGGATTTTTGTATCCGTCAATTTTTACTCCAACTTTATTGTGATAATATCTTTGAACGATTCCTTGGGTTCCGATAAAACGGTTTCTATAGTCATCACAAGGAAGAATTGCCACTTTTGTTCCAATAGTAATCATTGTTTTTTCTCCTTTCGATTGTGAGCATCACAAAATCCACAGGATAAGTTTCACAGTCAAAGCGACTAAAATAGCCGCAATACAAACTCCAATTACAAAAGCCAAAGCCTGTCCGACTTTATATCCAAGGCTATTTTTGTTATTGCTTTCCATAATTAACCTCCAAACTGAAGATCTAGATGAGAATATAACTCTTTATAAAGCTGTTTCTCAATCTCGTCCTTATACACTTTGACAACTTTACCGTCAATAATCGTATTTACAGTTTCTCGAAGAATCGGTTGAGTCAGTTCAGCGGCAGACGACGCACCTGCTTCAGCTACAATCGGTTCCGACAAATATCCGAGTGCTTCCATTCGTCTGTTTTTACAATTATCTTTGAACGGGCATTTTCGGCATTGTTCTGCTAGTCTTGACAGACCCATCGTTGCCGCCTCCTTTCTTGGCTGTAATCAACTTTTCATAAATATCAAAGGCTTCCTTACCTTGAAAAGCGTTAATGATTGTGACTTCTCCGTTCTTTTGGCGGCCGACAATAAGCACGCCGTCATCTCGTTTGGAGAAATCAACACCAATAATCAGACTTTCATTAATTCTCGGATTTTTCATCAAGATCTACCTGCTTTCTCAAATATCGAACTAGGTTTTCGCATAATTTGCGATGTTCACAGCGAATAAGAGTATCTGTCATTTCAATAATATCGAAGCCGGCATAATATTTTTCCGGTTCCTTTACGTCAGCCGTAAAATTGGCACATCCATGACAGTATTCTTGAACATCCAGTTTGATCATTGCTTTCCTCCTGACTAAGCAGTTCTTTTGGAATAACTGTTTACATACTTAGTTTCATTGAAATTTCGTTTCTCACTCAACGCCCGGCTGATCGCTAAATCGATAGCAGATCTGGACTTCAAGTGATAATAGTAAAGTTCTTTGAAAGGTGTATTTAGCCTATCAGTTCTTCCGGCAGACTGCTTCATAATTTTGTAAGAATAATTTTGCGAGTAGAACACAATGGTGTCGGTACTTATGCAGTTCCATCCTTCGGCTCCTGCCGTATACTGCACCAGATAGACCCAACTGTCTGAAGTGGGGATTGGCTGATGCTTATGACCGTTCCATTCCGCAACCTCAACGCTATCTCCGTAATAGAGATTCTTAAGAATATCAAGTTCATAGTCGAAGTTATAAAAAACAATCATTTTTGGATGTTTCTCAAACAGTTCCATCAAAGCGACTTGCCTGGAGTCGTCCGAATTCACGATCCTGCGCCACACATAACACAATTCGCCGGCATTCGTAATCGGTTCGTTTTTATAAGGGTTCCATCGAAGCTTTGAAGCGTTCTTATACTTGGCGATATCGTACTTCACGTAAACATCTTCGTGGTGAGAGATAGTTTCCCGTTTGAAATCCATCTCCACGAGAATTCGATTTCGAAGACGAATCAAACGTCCGACGCCCAAATACCGGTCCACTTTTGGATACTTGCCGTTTACCCAAGTCATGACCATGTGTTCTTCTTTGAAAGCTGTTCTGTTTTTATAGAACCCATTGGCTACAAACACCGGAATATAATCTTCCCAGGTGTCTCCTGGTGTGGCGGAGAGCAGAATCCACTCGTTAAGCTTGGCTATTTTCAAGAACGCTTTTACCCAAGCTCCGGAACCCACGACCCTCTGTTCATCAAATATAAAGAAAGCGTCCGTTATCGTTGCATACTTGCCGATGTTGTTCCACGAATCGACTACCACTTTATTGGAATACGAACTTGCTTCGGGATGAGTAGAAAGAAGGAAAGGCGAAAGCTCACCCTCCCATTCCTTTGTATCCCTTTTTCTTGCTGTCGTGATGATGTATAAGTCGTTAGGGCTTTTCATCTTCACGTATTTTTTTGTTCCGAGTTCGCCTCCGTTTTGTTTGTAGTAATAAGCTAACGCGGTTCTGGACTTACCGCTTCCAACGCCGCCGCACAGAATGCAGCCGTTTTTCATTCTGTCAACGGCGTCCAGTTGGTAATCTCTTAAAGATATACCGGCCATTACAAACTCCTAAGAAGTCGCCGCATCGACCATATATCGGAAAAATACATCATGGTGAACCAATAGTTGTCCAGAGAATCGTTTTCAGTCATTGGTTCTGTCAGTGAGTTTCCGACTTTGATGTAAGCGGCAATACCGAGGAGAGATAGCTGAATATAACACATTAAAGCTACTACCATGTCGATATCCTGAGCAGCTACCAAGATATGATTCTGGTAATTCAGGTTGGCTTTTTCCAGCCTTTTTCTCGCTGCATGAATACCGGCAATCAAAGTAGCTCCAGCGCCGCAGCAAGGATCGTTCAGGGTGATGTATCCGTCTTTCTTGACCTTTTCAACAACGTCTTCCATAGTGATTTCCGCCATAAGCTCGCAAACATGGTAAGGCGTAAAAATCTGCTCGTGTTCTTTGCTGTTGAGGCCAAGTTCCGTGTAGATGCTTCCCAAAAAGTCCTGCTCTTGATTTTCTTCCAAAGCCACCACCGTATATGCGGCGAGTTCGGAAAACAACGGCTGTTCCTGTTTGTTGTATCTTTTGATAGTCCGCAAATATAACTCTTCTCTCTCGTCGAAATGGTTTTTATCCACTGGATTCGATAAAGCGCAAGCGAACATAATAATGAAGTCACTCCATACATCCCAAGAGCGATTCCTGTAGGTTAGCTGTCTGAACACTTGCAGAAATTCTTTTCGAGCGTTTAAATGCTTTTCCGATTTTTTACCGGCGGACTTTTTTCGGTTCTGCTTTTCCGAAACCTCAGAAACACCTTTTTTAAATCCTTCGGCTACTTTCTCTCCATATTTCAGATTGTCGGCGATATGCTTCGGAATTTGTTTTTTAACTGATTGTTTTCGCTTAAGTTTTTTCTTTTTCCAGAACATTGCATTATACCTCCTTTTTACAAAGGCGATCGCAAGCAGTTTTATTTACAACAGAAGTAGAAAAAGTGATTTCCGGAAAACAATCCTGTGAAAAACTAAGAGTTATATCAAAATCTGTGATAAGCTCCAAGTCCGGATGTACCAAGGTATCAGCTCGCTTGATAAGTTCTTCTCCAGCATCTTTAATTTGTTGAACGAGCTTTTCTCTATATTTTTTGTCACTGGTTTCCATATGCTTTTCTCCCTTCGGTGATTGATGGAACGGGGCTGTTTCCTCTTACTCTCATAGACACGCGCATCTGATCGAGGTCTTATTGGACATTTAACCGGACATGCACTAAGCCGGCACCCCTTACCCATCTTCTAAAATATCAATGCCACGGAGCCTCTTCCGGGCCTTCTTCCGCAGCGTACTTCTCGGCGAACTCATCCTCTTCGATGGTTACATACATCGTTTTCAGATAAGCCTTAACGCCGGTCTTGCCATTGACTTCCCAGTTATAAGGGCGGATCACCAAATCGACCGTCCTGATCTCCGCAAAGTCCAGAGTGGTAATAGACTCCTCATCAAGATTTGTCTGTGCACGTCTGGTAATCATAACAACCTTAGGCGGGATGTTGTCGAAGCTTACCGCAACCTGAATATAATGACGGGGCTCTTCATCCTCATCACGAGGGGAGAGAACCCTCACATTCCAACCGTCTTCAATCAGTTTCTGCGCCATGTTTGAATCTTCGATGATGACGCAAAAGTTACGGCTTCCAGCGCGGTTATACTTCGATTCCTCTCCTTTAAAATTCCTAAAAATGATGTGCGCATTTTCAATGATAATATTGTCCACGTTCTTATAAGCCATGATTGGTCTCCTTTCAAAAATTGTGTTTTTCACATGGGAACGGACACGATCTGCACTCTTCATTGGTGCAGTCGTAAGAAGTGTTGCTAAAGTCGGATTTAACCAACACAAATATTACAATCGCAATTAACAACAATACCGGCAAATATATCACCTCACATCAAATAGCGTCGGCTCTTGTTCATGCGGTTCTCCGGCTCCAAACCATGGGGGAGTGTTGTCGGAAACAAACGGCTCGTCCGCAATAAATCGTTCGAAATCTCCGTAAGAAGATAGAGACTTCACCGCCTCATCTACAAGATTGTTGTAGTAAGTGCGGTCGATATCGTTTTCCTTGCCAAGTTCCCGAACCATCTCAGACTCCAGCCATCTGAAACCTTTTGAGCCAGTTGCAGCCGCATAGCCTTTTTCTCCAGTTTTCTTATTCTCCGTTTCACGGAGCAGGATACCGCCTCCGCATCCTGGTTTGATGGGGCAGAACTGACCGACCTTACCAATGAAATGATAATCGTGGCCTTTAGCGATTTCTTCGCTTAGACCTTCTCTTTCCATTGGCGGGTCTTTTTTAGCGAGCCTGTCCCGTTCCGCTTCCAATTCGGATACATCTGGCAAGCCTTCGTTCATGTCGAGATACAGCGCGGAAGTTACCGACTTGGTTTCGCACATGTCCTCAAATTCAATTGGCTTCTTGCTGAACAGTTTCTTAAAGACATAAGGAACCTGGAACTGGGTACCAGTTGCGGTCCATTCTCCGGCGTGCTTACCGTCCTTATACTTCGCGATATAGACAGCATCGTTTACAAGACACATGCGGTCGTATGTAGCCTCATGTTCAAAGTTGTAGCCATACTGCTTGCCGTAGTCCATAACGAACTGAATGATTTCCGGAGTCGCGTCCGGAATCTTAATGGAGTCCGTCTTAATATGGGCAACAATAAAGCCCCGTCTCTGGACCTCGTGCTTGAGGTTTACCATAAACAGGGCACCGCGTTTAGCCACAATATTATCTTTGTTGCGATTGTCTCGGAACGGATGGTCAAAACTTGCTGAAGTAAGACCATATACAGAGTTGATTGCAATTTTCAGAGCCTGAGCCAGATCAGCCGCAGCAGCTTCATCCGTCAGATACTTTGCTAATGCGCCGTTCAACATCTTTTTCGCCTTGTCGAACTCCTTATGCTTAATCGCAATTCTGGCCTGAAGAATATCATCGAATCTCTTCGTATACTCAGGACCAAAGAGTTCTTCTGCTACAATGCTACTCGGATGCATGGATGCAATATCCAATAGAGCGATGTTGCTGTACATTCCCGGTTCAGCATAGACATAACCGCCTTCACCGACTTCTTCACCGCGATAAATGGACTTACCGCCCTCGAAAGTGTAGCCAGGGAACACCGGCTTTCCGTCTTTATTAAACAGGGTAAAGTTTTCGTCCCCTAATCGGTCGTACAAAACCATATCTTCTGTAATAGTCCATGGTTCGCAATCGGGGGTCACGTCACCCATAAAACGGTAGTTGAATTGATCCTGCGGTTTTCGGTTGTTACCGAAGATGATCTTGGTGGTCAGAGAATTGGTCGTGTCATTGACCGTCATACCGGCCACGTCTGCCAGAATCTGTCGAGCCGTAAAGTCAGCCTTTCTCGCATTGAAAACAGCTTCGGTAGCAATAACATCGTTGTCGCAGTATTCAGCGACTTTCGTCCACATCTCTTCCGGAACAGGCTGATTCCACGGAAGCCCAAGTTCCTGATGGTGGATACCCAATTCAATTTCCCATTTCTTCAAAGATTGTTTCTTTGAGCAGAAATCGTAAACGTCCGTATAAGAAACGTTATAGGCTTCACCAAAGAAGCAGTTGGCGCTCCCATTGATGATTCTGTTGGAAAGTGAAAATAGCTGCTCGTTTGTATAACCCATTAGCCTGGCATAGAGAATGTGATTGTCGTATCTGCGGCAGTTAAAACCGACCAGACGAAACCGCATCAGTTCCTCAATTTCAGCCGACGTAGGATTAATCATACGAACAACCGGCTTTCCCTCGCCTTCAATTTTCCAGTTGACCAGGAACAGGTTCGGAAACACCTCAACATCATAAAACACAAGTTTAGCGTCATCATTTTTTGTTCCGGAAGACTGGTCGGCAGATTTGAACTGCATCTTATTGACCAACTTGATACAGTAATCCGCCTGATGCGTACTGCTTGCGGCGAAGGCCAGCACAGCGTTCCGCATATCCGTAACGTCATAATGAAGATCGCTTGCATAAGCGTCCTCAAGAATTTTATAGATGAAGTCGATACTGGGTTTAGTTGCCGGATGGTATTCCTTATTCAGATTCCGTTTGATTTGCGTTCTAAGACCTTTCTCGCTCTTCACCCCTTCAAAATTTATCACTTGCTTTTCTCCTTTCAGTGGCAAACCAGAATTGATGGTTGCGATGGGCAGGTTGTTACACTTTGTCAATTTCCTGCGCAAAGAGCTTTTGCCGTTGAAAACCTTAACTTCAATGTGGTCGTCATAGACTCTGCTCAATTTTGCCGGATCTTCCGCATAAATATAATGCAGGTGAATACCTTGCCCGCTTTTGCTTAGTTCCGCATAAGTGGGCGGCCATTTGCTCGCCTCCTTCAGATTCAGTTCAAAAGACTTGTTTCCGTCCTTATCCGGAATATCAAAGTCGATAACGATATGATTTTCCGGAACTTTGACATAGTGGAGTTTCGACGTATCAATACTGCTCAGCTTCGTTTTTACTTTCTCCCATTTGGATGTGGGGATTTCCGATGAAGTCGCATACTGAGCAGGGCAGTCTGCGCACTCTTTGTCGAAAACAGACGGCTGCGCTTTGAATTCAATGAGCTTCTGTTCCGGCTCCTCCTTTTCCGAAATCGTCTGCTCTTCAAATTTCTCCGTCCGAAAACCGATATAATAGCTTCGGACACGAGTGCCATCGTCCAGATTGAACCGCTCTTTGTAATCGCGGAAATAGTTTTTCAGTTCTTCTTTAAAAATCCTCTGAGAAAACGGAAACGGTACCTTTGCCTCATCACAGTACGTTTTGTACATTTCCCAAGAGGCTTTCAGTGTCGTTCCGTCTTCCTTCTTAAACACGTGGTAAGAATCAATGATGAAGTTGTAGAAATCATTAGATGCGCCAAGCATCGCGACCGGAATATAATCATCGTACATGCCTGGGTTTGCCAGATATACATTTTGGCAGTGGTATGCGATAGCGCCAAGTTCAAACTCAATCTGTTTCATTACCGTTTTGTATTCCTTCGGGCTCAATTTATCGCCGGACGGAGACACATCGATCAAGCGTCGAATCAAACCCGATTTCGCATCGGTTATCTTCACCGGCTTGTTCGTGCCCATAAACAGAAAGCATTTAAAACGGTTTGCGTAAGTAGATTTGAACTTTTCATTTACTGTCATCAACTCATGGGAAACAAGGCTGTTCAGCCTGGTATTATCCTCAATGCGCGACAAATCCCCATCGTGCTGAATAGCAACAAGCGGATTGCTCTTGAACGCCTCCAAAGCAAACGAATTGCTCGAAGAACCAAGCGCTTTTGCGTCGAACACAGAATAGTACCCGTCGAAGAGCTGCTGAATGATGTTGAGAACCGTGGATTTACCGGTTCCTGCGGCGCCATACAAAACCATAAATTTCTGCAACTTTTTAGAATCCCCACAGACTATGGAACCGATTGCCCATTCGATTTTTTCTCTCTCCGTTTCAGAGTAGAGAGTAGACATCAGCTTGTCATAGGCGTTGATGGTTCCTTCTTCCAGGGGGTACTTCAGCTTTTTGCTTGCGTAATCCTTTTTGTTCGTAGGCGTATTTGAAAATATCAGTTTTTCATCCAGCATGTGGAACGAATCTCTCATTTGTTTCTGACAGTATTTGTGCCACGAATCGATCATTCCAGATTCAGAGTCCCACATGTGCAGGACTTTGACACTTGAATCAAAATTCTTGCGATTCTCTTCTGCATACCGATCGAGTTCCCGGTCGATAAGCTGCAAAGCATCCTGCTCGTCCGTAGACCATAAACCCCGGTCTTCCAGCCATATGGCATAGAAGTCGCCGCCTCTAATCATAAGATCAGAGCTTTTCTTAATGATAAACTTCGGGTAGATTTCTATTACACCACGCTTCGTACTACGTGTTGAAATCATTAAAAAGTCGATCATCGAGGTTCTTTAGTCTCCTTCCGTCTGCTTTAGCTCCTTAATTTCAGTTTTCAGAGCCTCGATTTGGCAACGCATATTGCGAATCTCAAACTCTTTAACAATCAGGTGCGCCGTTACGACCGTTACCCAAAACATAATATTATGGTTAAACGACTGCTGTTTCCTGATGGATTTCCCGATTGCCCGGAACATCGTTTCCGAATTCCGAAGGCTTCCGAAAATATAACGGACCATTTCATCCATGAACTTTTCCTCCTTTCATTCCTGCAAGAAACTGGTCGATAGTTTCAAACCGCCAAGTTTTTTCTCCGTTAAACGAAAATATAAATTCCTTGCCGTCCTTTTGCCGCACACGGATACTGTTTTTCCCGTTCGGAAAATAGGTTTCAACCTTTTCGGCAAACGCCGGCAGATGTTCTTGAAAACACTCAAACACTTTGCTGTGAACCATAGCAGAATTCCTTTCTTTACAGGATGCTGTCCAAATACCAATTCATCTGGTACCAAATCTCAACCGATCTCATATCGTACTTACAGTGCTCAATCGTGAATAGGCCGCCTTCACCGTCCCGTTTGTATTTGCGGTCCATAAAGCGAAATATAACATCATCCGTATACCTCGGGTCAAATCTGGAATCGCTCATGGAACCCAAACCAAGATTTACAATCATATTCCAAAACCATTGGCCCATTCGATTGCCAATGTCGGGATTGTTCATGATGTTTTCTTCACAACGAAACGCCAAAGCAATCAGCATCTCCAGCACACTACAAGGCCGATTGTCCAGAAAAGAGGCAATCATAGGACCCTCGTATGATTTTTCATATCCAAAACGGTAACGGAGGTCTATCCCGTCTTCAGCTCTGTTACCATCCATTGGAATCACATATTGGAAATCAATATTGTGAAGATGCCTCAGCAGCTTTTGATAGGATAGGCCCCTGGAATACCGTTCATTGCATACGAGCTGACACATCCATTCAAAATATTCGTTGTTCAGCTCTTTCTCTGTCATTTAATCCTCCATCTGACCGGGGTATCTGCCTGTGACATCCGAGTAGGAACGATTGTCCCTCAGAATCTCATAATCACATTTCAGTCTGTCGTTGCGGACAAATACAGAATCATCTTCATACTCGCCGAAATGATCTGCAAAATCAGCGCCCACGGTCTCATCAATATCATCGACAATCTCGTCGTTTTCATCCGCCAGAACCTCGTCCGAATAATAAGTCAGACTGAGCTTGGTATATTCGTCGAAATCGCCGAATTCCTCTGGCGAGATAATATAAGGCTTTTCAACCATATTTGCCTTCTCCTCTTTCTCATTTTTATTGGTTGCAGAGGCGTAATTCGTATAGCCTTCTTCTGCGAGCTTAGCCGCATAGTTAATCAGATCCGGTTTCAATTTAGCCTGGTCAGCCTTGATTTTATTGTCTTTGTCGAAGTTTTCGTTTTCCTCTTTGCGAATTACTGTTTCTGGCTTCTTTTCCGCAAAGACCGCTTTCACCGAATCGATTTCCTCCTGGGCAATTTGCTCGTATCGCTTTTTAAGGCAAAGCCATGTTGCAGCCGATCCAATAGTCAGACCGGCCATAAACATAGCGAAGTTAATCTTGCTCATAGTAATCCTCCTCGTTTTTTATCGTAACAACAGTTACGGCGAGACCTCCGAACAACAATGCAGCACTCAGAAGAATCCCGCCGGTAATATGTCTTTTCCGCTTGCTGTCCAATATGGAGTCAAGCAGATTTATGAAATCATCGAGCATATCCACGTTTGATTACTCCTTTCCACCGGACAAAATGGCAATACCGCCAATTAAGCACAAACCAGCCATGGTAGAAAACACATAAGAAAATAATGCTTTCATGATAAACGCTCCTTTCAATCGTAGCTTGAAAAATAATGGCAGCATTCCTGGAACATCGGAACACCGTAATCGCTGTATCCGCCTGCGGTGAAAAACACGCATTCGTAATTCGTCCGTTCCAGCAGCTCTTCCTTTACAAGCTCTACAAGTTCTTCTTTCACATAACAGCGGTCGACTCTCCCGTTCCACATGGATGTGAACTGATTCGGCTGAAATATAACATCGGTTACATTATCCGGAAAGTGCGAATCATCGATCCGGTTTAAAATCGTATCGATTACCAGCCTCTGTCCAAGTTCCGTTTCACCTTCCGCTTCCGCCATTGTTACCAGCGCGATAAGTTCAATTTCTTCCTGTGAAATAGGGTACGGCCATTTTTCCTCAATCTGTTCCGGTTCCTCGGCAGGCGGCGAAGATTCCGGCACAGTTTCAATAGGGAATATAGATACCGTCGAAGACGCATCATTATATGTATCCTCGACGGGTTTCTCTTTTGCGGGGGCTGCGGTTATCCTCGCTATAATAATGAAGCAAAGGATAAGGCTCAGAAGAAACACAGCGCCCTTTAGTATAGTTCGCATTTTTGAAACTCCTCTCTTATAAAGCGACCACCTCCAGTATCAATCTGAAAGCGTTAAAGTTACATCTTCTCCCAGATATTTCCCTCTACGTTGAAATCGAGAAGAAGAACCGGCTCGTGCCTTCCGTCTTCGGTCTCCCTCTCAACTTCTATAATTCTGAAATTGACGTATCCGTCCGGACCATCGGCAGTCCAGCCTACAATCTGACCGGCAGGTGTACGAGGAAGATCCAGATCGTCCAGAACCTCGTTCAAGAACAGATGTCCACGGGTCTGAAGCTTATCATTGGCAAATGCCTGCTGCGCTTTCAGGAACATGCGGTTGTAATCCTGATTGGTCTCGTAATTGCGGCTCTTCGAGTCAAAGTAAACGGCATAATCGCTCTGAAGATTGGGGTCAACCACCTGGACTGTTTTCTTTACCTTCTTTTCCTTTTCAGTTTCAAGATCGACCTCAACCTCTTCAAACTTCTTCGCTTTGATGTTATACTTCAGTTCCTGGTCCACCTGTTCACCAAATCGCTCGACCACTCGGTTGCGGTACTCTTTAAAGCTCTTATCGATAGCCGCATAAGCTGCACCAAGCGCTACGTTTCTCTTGCGAAGAATGTTGTTGGACGCAAGAATGCTGGTAATGGACAGAGTCCCGAGAATAATGGCAGGAGCATATAGTTTGGCAAACTTAATGCCGGTCTGCACATAAATGATGGTGAGGTCCTTCTTGGAATCCTCAGCGGAATAAGATTCACCCGCTTCGGTAACGCCGGTTTCCATTGCAGTATGAACCTTATCAATATCGTTCTTGGTATCTTCTACAATCTTGTTTACTTTGGTCGTGGCTTTGCAAGCAATAATGGCGCTCACAACCGTCCCCGCAATTCCGGCCACTACGAGAATCTCAGGGCTGTGCTTTCTGACCTTCATCATGGTCTTATTCATAGCGCCGCTGACGCTCTTTACAATTTCGGTCTTATTTTTCATAGTTTTCATTCTCCTTTTCGAGTTTTCTGAGATGGTCGATAAGATGCTGCGTATACCACATAATCTTTTCGAGATCCTGAATGCCGTTTTTCTGTTTCCAACGGCAGGCATATTTGATGATGTTGCCGGTATCGGTTGCTTCGATGCCTTTAAGGTCAAACGTAAAAGCCTCTATCACATCGATAACTTCCAAACCGGTTTCAGATTGATAATGTGCCGGATGTGACACCATTTTGTCAGGGGATTCGTACATTACTCTTCGTCCTCCTCACAGGTTTCACAGCAAGGGATATAGGTTCTCTTTCGTTCCTGAACCGCAATCTGGCAGCCGCAGGAAGGGCAGTCAAAAGTGTCGTACAGTTTTTCCTCAGGTTCCGAGCCAAAGGCTACTGCTAACCCGCTTTTCCCGTTGTCACGGGAAATATAATGACGCTCCTCAATAGCGTTGAATTTGCATCCGCAGATTTTACACTCAAGCATATTTTTTTTCTCCTTTCAGTTCAATGGGATGGCTCTTGGAAGTTTCAAAATATAACCGTCCCGAACCCTTACAGCAGTTGCTCCGGCAATATTTGTCCAGCCGTAACGGTTCATTGTATAGTTGTCGTTCGCAACATTAGCCAAATCATAAAAATCCGACACACTTACCATACCGTACTGGCTGATAATATCATTCATGGAATCCAACACTGCTTCCGCATCCCCGCGAGTGTCGAACAAAATATCATCGTAGTCAAAACTTGTCCGTCTGATAGCGGAGCCGGCTCGGGTGCGTTCGCTTTCCCGTTCGTAATAATTCCGATACGATACCTTGGAAGCAGAACCATTTTTTCTTGTTCTTCCTGCCTCACCGTAAAGAATCATATCGATTCCGGTAGTAACGATATCTGAAATAGCCTTTTTAATTGCCGGCACAATGACTTCCAGCAAAATATAAGACTTTACGTTGTTGGCGTCCTCGGCAATGAACACATCAGCGAATTTCTGCATTTCACCCTTTTTTCGGGTTTTTGCTTTTCCGCTGATGACCGCCTCCACTTTTTTCTCAGACTGCTCTTGACGAGACTTATCTGAATTGGTTTTGTATTCCTCCACTTAGGTTTCTCCTTTCTTAAGCCGGGATCAATTTGCCAGGCAGAGTGATTTTGGTATTCGGCGTCATGCCGTTTTCTTTTTTATACCGATAAGCAAGATTGCTCTTAGCTTTCGCTTCCGACGGGGCGTAGGTAGACGCTTTCCAGCGATTTTGCACGCAGTTTTCAAATCGCATGACTGGTCCGTCGTAGTAATACGCTTTCATTCTCGTACCCTCCTTTTTGGTAAAAAGAAAAAAGGGAAAGCACCTTGTTTAAGGCACTCTCCCTTGTCCGAATTTCACAGATTCAAATTTCAGTTTTCTTCTGTAGAAACGTCTGCTTCGTCAACAATGATTGTCTTCTCCTCAGCAGCCATCTTTTTCAGCTTGATCTGGGTTTTAATATTCGCAATCACCGGTTTTGCTACGTACTTATAGACTACAAAGCCTACAATTACGCTCAAACCAACGCCTGCTGCAATCTTGATACCCTTGCTCATACCTGTGTTTTCAATGACTTCCTCAGTAGTTTCGATAACCTCGTTGTTCATAATCGCATTGTTTTCCATTTTATGTTCTCCTTTCAAATTCTGAAAATGTGGAACTTCTTCCATTAAAGCAATTGTAATTTTCGCGCGGTTTTCTCAGTGATGTCGTTACCAGGAGTGATAATCGTAAACCGGCGCAACCCGATAATCAATAACAAGACAAGGTGTGCCGTTCGCGTCAAGATGGGAACTAAAATCAAGTTCGATATATCCTTTTTCGATGCTCCAGCCCAGATCGTCTCCCAGTTTTGTCCCATCTAATCCGAGCGCATAGTAAAACTCATTGAGCGTTACATACATGTCGTCCCGCATTTGTCGGTTTAATTCGTTTACAGCTCGGTTAATGGTATCTCTATCCGATTTAAAATATCTCCCCGAGATAGCGTCATAGCAGATGGTGTTTCCGCCCTTTTCAGTCAGAATCACTTCCCGAACAGGATTCTTCACGATTTTTTCTTTCGCCATCGACTCCCGTATCGTCTGCTCCTTCTTATCACCAATCGCCTCTACGACCTTTTCCTGATATTCTTTTAAAGTCGATTCGGAAAGTGTGTAGGCGGTTGCAAGCGCTGCGTTCCGACGCAGATTTGTCGAACTGGCACCAATAAGACAGAAAACAGAAACCGAACCAACGATTACGGCCGGAATATAACAAGGCCATGCCGTTTTTACGATTTCTTTTCCGCTCAACTGGTCTGTTTCAAGTTCGTCTTTTTTCTCCTCGATAAGAATCAGCGCTTTTGGCGTTGCCCTCACCGCCATGACTGTGGTTGTAATCATTCCAGTAATGCCGATGCCTGTAAGTATCTCAGGACTATGCTTTTTCATCGCCGTCCGTACACTTTTGGCAATGCTGGATAAACTATGCTTTCCCATTTGAGTTCTCCTTTCTTAATTTAAAACCAGCACTTTAGGAAGGCTAATTTTATACCCCTCCATAGAATCGATAACTTTTGCGTCTTTAAGATCCAACCATCCATATTTGGTATTTGTATACTCATTGCTTAATACGCCCGCCAGATCGTAATAGTCAGCAATCGAAACACATCCGTAATTGACGATGATTTCTTTCATTGAACTAAGAACAGACAAAGCGTCCGATTCAGTTCCAAACAATATATCTTCCAAAATAAAACCCGATTTATCGCGTATGTTTTTATTTTTGCGATAGTAGTTGTAAGATACCCTTGAATTGTTCTTTTTGGGATAACATTCTTCTCCATAAAGAACCGTTTCAATTTTATCGGCTACAATGTCAGTAAGTGCTTTTCTGATTCGTTCGGAATGTAACATTTTATAAAACGCAAACACATTCCCTCCGATAAATCCACCGATTGCTCCAAGACCAAAAATAGTAACGTTTTTGCCCTTCATGTTTTTCTCCTTTCGTTTAAACAAATAACAAAATCAATTCTTCGGCTGTTTCGACCGCCATCTGAAATATCAAACTGCGATGCTCGTCCTCGCCGTAACAAGCATACATAGCCATTTCGCAAATGAAACTTTCGATAATGCAGATAGGCATTTCAAAGGGCTTATCCATAATTCGATTGATAATTTCATAAGCGGCCCATTGTGAATACGACCGTTTTTCAAATTCGTCTTTAGGCCATGAGAATGACGGACTGAATAAATGCCGGTCTACATATTCCTTGATAATCGAAACAGCCGTTTCCGAATCGCACACGATAGCTTGTCGAGCAAAGAAAAAGAGCCCCTGTTAGGACTCTTCCTCTTCGTCATTAAGTGCGGCGAGCTTTTCGTTAATGCGTTCATCGATTTTCTCTTCCATTTTCTTTTCGTTCACCCAGTCGGTTAGCAGGGTTGCTCCCATACCTACTGCGGTGGCGACAAGACCAAGAATTTTTACCATTTTAGCGTTAATCATAAAGCGCTACCTCCTTTTCATAATACAACTTGTAAATTTTGCGGATTTAAAGATCTTCCATCCATTCAGCGGTCGGTTCAAAAACCATGTCAATAACGAAGATTTCCATCCCGTCTTCCAGCGTTAATTTATGGTGGTTGAAATCAATCCAGTAAATATCGCCGTTGCAGGATGACCAGCCCACTGTTTCTCCCAGTTCGGTTTTTTCAAGCCCAAGGAACTCATAGAAGTCCTTTAATGGAATTACACCTTGAAACATAAAATTGCGGTTCAAATGGTATTCCGCTTCTATGACCTTGGCGATGGTTGTCTCAAAATACCTCTGGGAAAAGCTGTCGTAGAAAGTACGAATTATCTCGGGTTCCATTCCTTCACCAAAGTCAAGACTCGAACTGCTGATAAAGTTTGGCGACGAAATATAAACGTCCTTACACTTTTCACTCACTATGGAATCCATAATCGCATTGTGCGCCTCTTCTCCATAAAGTTCTTTCAGCTTATCCTTATATTTCTTGTAGGACTGGTTGATAAGAGCGTAGGCGCTTGTCAGGGCAGCCTGTTTTCTGCTATTAAGCGCATTGCCCCCCATAATACAGGCTATCGTGGAAAGGCCAAAAGCAGCGGTCGGAATATAACATTTCCACGCTGACATAAACGCCTCCTTTTTGGTGTAGGCGTATGGATCTCCATCGTGATTTTTTCTGCTGTCCGCTTTGACAAGTTCTACAGCTTTTGGAGTAGCTTTAACGGCTGTAACAACGGTTACGATTACTCCTACGGACGCTACGCACGATAAAGCAACAGGAGAATACTTTTTTAAATATAGTCCCGACTTGTGCAGCGCCCTTTGAATAACAGGGGGTTTGTTCATGTTTTTCTCCTTTCGTTCATCTCATAGCTCTCAGTAAATCCAGGATATCTACAGCCATGTTGCCGGCCGATTTAAATATTTGGCTTGTTCTCGGATTTACTTTTGAATAAGCAAACATCTTCACCATGAATTCGTGGGCGAGTTCACAGAATTCATCGATTGATCCCGATGTTCTCGGATATATTCTTTCGGCGATAAAATCTCTGAGCTCGTCGACAGCCCATTGTGAATAACTGCTTTTCTTGAATTCCTCTGTCCATTTTCCGAACAACGGAGGCATCCAAGTATCCATGTGATACATGTCATACAAAATTAGTTCAAGCTGATCGATGCTCATTGTCTTCTCCTTTCGTGAAAAAATTAAAAGAGAAAGATGTAAGCCAAGCATAAACTTACTATTATGGCAACCTCAACTATCCTAATCAGTTACTCTCTTTCTCTCATAATAAGCGTTGTATTTTTCGCGCGGCAAAAGAAAAGAGCCGTTGTTAGCGGCCCTTCTCCTTACAAACCAATGTTCTTTAAAATTTTCATAAGTTCGTCTTTTTCAAGTTCAGCATCTGCATCCAGATGGACATGTGTCTTTCCGTCGATAACCGTTGCGTTCACCTCATTAAGTTTGAGTTCTACATCGTACCCGAACTTCTTTCGGATTAGCATAGCTATCAACTTCGACAGAATACCCGTCGTGAATTTTGATCCTATTTTCATTTCGTCCATACTCCTTTTACTCCTTTCAAATATCCATTGATTTCCGTAAAAGAAGATGCGATTTTGGCGCAAAAAGAAAAAGCCGTTTGCAAACGGCTCAATCTTTTAATAAACCCAATTTTCTTTCGCAAAGAACAATGGTATTGCGATCATAGCAAAGAATACTAATGCTGTTGCATCATTTTCAAGTGGTATCCCCATGTAACCACAAGCAAGCAATACAATCGCACAAAGTTTATTTTTCCATGTTTTCATGACCAATATTCCCCCTTCAAATATGTTGTTTTTCATAAAGGGAAATGTAAAAATTGCGGTCAAATATTACGCCTGTCAAAGACTGTTTCCCATCGCTCCCGTTTGATAGGTTTCATTTTCAGCGCCCACATAATTTGACGGACAGTAACGGTGGGGTAAAGGCCGTCCGTACAAGTTCCGGAACGGGTGTCGAAGTATTTCCGAAAACCAGGGTGCAAATATAAAGCGTCAGTAATCCATGGGTCAACCTCGCTCCACCATGTACTTTTGGTTTCCTCATCGAATCTCTGCTGTATCACCGCCAGTCCTTTTTCGCCGATTTTGTATAGCGTACAACTGTTGTAAACAGGATGGTTACAAATATAACGGCTGCCATACATAGACAGATAGATTTCTGGTTTATCAAAATGGTATCTCATATACATCACCAAAAAAGAGAAAGAGTCCTCGTCAGGACCCTCTCCCTTTTGCTAATAATCTTATTTAATTTTCGTCAAATTCTCCGCAAACTTCTTCTCTGGTAGGATACAGAGCTTCATATTCCTCATCGTCTTCCATTCCATACCGTTCCAATTCTACGGAATGACCGCATTCGAGGCATACCAATATATCTTCCCATTCATCCTCGAACTGCATTCTTGCTCCACATTTGCTGCAAATATATCTGCCAGTAAGTAATGCGTCCTTTTGCGCGTCGTTAAAAAAGCTCATTGCAAATTACCTCCTTGATACTGTGCGGCACTTTTAAGTATAACCGCCACCTTTGAATTATCAAGAGATAAAAAGCACTTTTACATCTCTCATAATAGCGGATGTGATTTTTACGGAGAAAAACGAAGAGGCCGTGTAATATCCACGAACTCCTCGTTTCGGAACCATTTTACTTCTTAGTTGGTTTAAAACGGCTAAACAAACCTCTGAATGTCGTAGAGGTATAAGTCCCTTTCTCTTCAAACTTGAATCCCTTTCGCATCCAGAATGCGTAGAATATCAACGGCAGCACAAGCTCGGCGGCTGCAATACCAATTTTGACATATCGATCTTTGACATTCTCTTCAATCTGAGCAACCTTAAAGCCCTTATCGCTTTCACGATTCTGAGTTTTGTCCAGATACTCCATTGAAGTTTTGTCTTCATCGAGCTTCACCTTGTAAAGTTTCGCCAGGCTTTCTACTGCCGTAGAGTGTTTTTCGCTCCCTGGTTCGAGGGAAGCCAAGTTTTCGATTTCATTCTTGATTTCCTCTTCTAACAAATTTTTAATTTCTTCGCCCATTTTGCATTTCTCCTTTCGTTTACTGGGTTCCATAAAAGGAAGTGTTATTTGTGCGGAATGAAGTCTTTAGCCTTGACTCTCAGCACGGCATACTTCTTTGAAACTACCGCTTCAATCTGCTTCGATAGTTCCAAAAATAAAAAGGGACCATCCGGATCTGAATGGTCGACTCGAAGTGTTCCGACTAAGAAAAGTCGAAATACGATACCCGTAAAAATGGCGCCTACCAAAACGCCGAGAGCAAAGATAATTGCCAAGTTCATGTGCGTCCTCCTTTTAAAATGTTTTTCCAAATCTTCAACCCGGGGAATTTTTCAGATATCAATTTAACATGTTTTTCCGTCACCTGCGTACTGAATTCTAATCTAGGATAAAAAGAAAGAGCCGTTGTTAGCGGCTCCAACTTTTATCGAAGTTTACTTAACTGTAACACATACAATAATGCATCGAAAACATTTCCATGAAATTCTACCAATCCAACATCTTCGCCTTTATCAATGTCGATAGCCAAACTCCATTCGCGTTTTGTTAGCATTGTTTTTATGGTTTTGAACATATTAGACCACTCCTTTCATAAAGGAGCTTGTTATTCTTGCGAACCCTCATAGACGATTTTCTTCCGCAAGTCAGACCAGGTTATATATCGTTCTTTTCGGCACACCGGGCAATAGAATTTGCTTACTTTACCGCCTATATCCGTCAGTTCGCTGCTTTCCGCCTCAAGCCTGCTCTGGCAGTTCGGGCAATTGAACCGATAGACCTTCTTAACAGCCACATCTACAATTTTCACTCCATCACCCTCTTTCTTGGCTGAGCAGCCAGAAGAACCGTCTGTACAAGTCGTAATAAGTATCCTTGCAGCATGGGATAGAAAATTTGACCCTCATGTAATCATAGGAAACCCCTTCAGTCACGCCTTTCAAAATATAACAGGAAAGTTCCTCGTCCGCTTTCTTGGCCATCCGTTCGATCATGTCCATTCGATTCGAGTAAAACAGCCTTGCCATAGCGTATTTAGCAACTGGATCGCTAATGTTATTTGTCCTGCCCGGCGGTATCAATTTAGGCCAACTGCTCGGAAGTCCATCTAACATGTCATACGATTTCTTCCATATCGGATACTGTAGACAGAAATGCTTCAGCTCATAATACCTGTGTTTTTCAATCCAGTATTGGTTTTTCTTAGATACTTCAGGTCTTATCGTTGTGCTCATACCCGTTCACCTCGCCATATATAACCTGTTTCCTGCCACAGTAACTTTGGAGAGATATAAAAGTTGATTCGTCCGTACTTTGAATTCATCTCTTCCAGATTGGTGATAAGTTTTCCATTCCTGGTCGCTTTACCGATAGGCAGCCACCCCGATATAATGCCAGCTCGAATCCACGAAGCGTCTTTTCCATAAACCCTCGCTGCTACGGCTACCGGTACTGAACCAGATGCAAATATAACTTCATCCATTGGCTTTTGCCTCCTTTCAACTGCTATTCTAGGTTAGAAACAGCTTTTAGTGAAAACAACTTAGGTGGAGACAGCCGCCATCGGGTCATTGTCGTTTCACAGGGGTAATCTTCAAAGCCAAGTGTTTCGCAGGTGATGAGGCCCTCCAAAACTCCGACAATGATTTCAGCTTCGTACTGCTTGTATGGAAATATAAAGCCCGGAAGTTCCCGATGCATAGCGCTGCATTTTTGGCATCGGAACCTTCGAATGTCTACTTTGTTTTTGACGCCGTATTTCGTCCGTATAATTCTTTTCACGGTGTCGTAATATTTTAACTGCCCACCGCATTTAGGGCAGGTTGATTTGCTGTTACTAATCATATCTCATCTTTTCCTCCAATCGCAGCAAGAAAAGTTTTGTGTAGGAGTTGACAATTCCTATACTTATGATATATGATTACTAATAGCAAATCAATGGAAAGGTGGTCTCTATGCTTATAAAATGTCCGGAGTGCGAATTGCAAGTAAGTGATAAAGCTGTTTCCTGTCCGCATTGCGGATACCCGATGCAGCCAAGCGCCAAATCAAGAAAGCCTCGAAATAAAAACAACAAGCGACGCCGTTTGCCAAACGGGTTCGGACAGATCAGCGAAATTAAAAACCGTAATCTCCGCAATCCTTTCAGGGCGATGGTAAGCATAGGAAAAGCAGAAAACGGACGGCCTATATGCAAACCTCTGAAACCCGAATCCTATTTTCCAACCTATAATGACGCCTACGCCGCTCTCGTAGAATATAACAAGAACCCATACGATCTTGAGCCGTCTCTTACTGTCAAAGAATTGTACGAACGATGGAAACCGGAATACTTGAAAAACCTGAAGAACGAAGCGAGCGGTAGAGCAGTAGAATCCGCCTGGGGATATTGTTCATCCGTGTACAGCATGAGAGTGATTGATATCCGAGCGCGTCATATAAAAGGCTGTATGGAAGAAGGGATATCAGTAGTACGAGGAAAAGAACAAACCCCGAGCGCATCAATGAAGAACAAGATTAAGTCACTGTTCAACTTAATGCTCGATTATGCCTTGGAATATGAACTGGTAGACCGCAACTATTCGAGAACGTTCAATCTAACCGAGGAAACCATCAAAGAAATCGTAACGGTAAAGAAAGAGCACATACCGTTCACACAAGAAGAGATGGATTTGCTCTGGCAGCATGTAGATGATAAAATGTATGTAGATATTATCTTGATTCAGTGCTATTCCGGATGGAGGCCACAGGAAATTGGTTTGCTGGAGTTGAAAGACGTGGATCTTAAAAATGGCACATTCAGCGGAGGAATGAAAACCGACGCGGGTACTAACCGTGTTGTACCTATCCACTCAAAAATAAGACACTTGGTAGAACGGCACTATAAAGAGGCTCAGGAAATGGGAAGCGTATATCTGTTCAATTACGCCAATCCAAGCAGCAGGGTTAAGAATACGGCTTTGACCTATAGCAGATATCAAAAGGCGTTTGTAATGATTCGAGATGAACTGAAACTTAATCCAGAGCATAGACCCCACGATGGGCGTAAGCACTTTGTTACCATGGCTAAAAAATATGGTGTTGACGAATACGCTATCAAGTATATGGTTGGTCATAAGATCTCCGATATAACCGAAAAGGTTTATACACAGAGAGAATTTGAATGGCTGAAAGACGAAATAAAAAAAATAAAATAGCTTGTAATTTTTACCTATAACAAAGAAAAAGCCTCCTTGCAGCAGAATACCCATTAAGGCATCCAAAACTACAAGGAGGCTCTTTTTTGTATAGGAATAAGTGTATAGGAATAATGCAGGAATAATATATGAATTATCTACATTTCTCGACTTTTTCTCACATCTAACTACTCTTAAAACCGCGTATTTACTGGGTTTTAGCAGTGGGTAAATCAAGGTAAGTTTCTATATTAGTTTTAATTATTTTTTTTAGTGCTGGAAGTCATATTGTCATTTCAGTAAAATTCTAAAGTAACTCTCAGAAAAAAGTTGAAGCGTCCTATAATTGAGTTCTAAATTTAAGCCTCTACTATAAAAGATCCCATCTATTATCCAATTTAGTTTGAAAAGAGCTTTAAATAATCAGAAACCAGAATTAATCTTCACTATAGAAAAAAGTAATAAATGAAAAAGCGGCGTTCCCAACCTGAAAAGTCAGGTGGAAATTCCGCATTTACTTACAAAAAGCAGCTTATGGAAAGTAGTTGTACCAAGATAATTGTTTTCGAGTCAGCTTCTTCCAGAAGCTATTTCCCATGTTTTTAATAAACCAATATTAATTGTTAGTATCATTCCACCATTCTGAATTCAGATGACCTCTTCGTCCCCAAAAATCCCCAGGACATCGCCAAGCCCCCCAATTCCACTCCGTTAACCATCACATAAATGTCTCTAGACTCGCAGAGAAGCAAAGGCTGACAGCATTTCTCTGTACCTGCTCTTTATTGCAGTGACTGTGTCATTTCATATCCGCCTGCAAAACGGATTTGTATTTGCTCTTTGGACAGAACCGTAATCCTTTCAATCATTCGATATACTAAGGCTTCGGAGTATTCTTCTCATCTTAGATTTTCTGAGGAGAGCAGTTCCCGAATCTTCCTGTACTTTTCTTCGGCAGCGTTTCGCCTTTCTTCTGAAGGTTCCAATTCCTTACAATTTTCTTTCAGCTTCCGCATTTCCTTTCCGATCTGCTCTAACTTTCGGTCCGCAATCTCATTTCCTTCTCCGGCCATAATCAGCAATTGGTCAAATTCCTGTTTCAATTTTTTTCAGCTTGTTTTTAACTGCTTCCGGGGAAAGTTCATCCAAATTATCGGAGAGACTATCCAGCAGAGCGTTTTCAAGATTGGCTGCCATATCTTTCTGACGGTTCTGAATTAAGGACCGGATCGCTTCCAATATCGCATGATGCAGAGCTTCTTCCGGATGAATTTCAGGCTGACCATCTGCTCCTTTGCGATATCCAAGAAAATTGACATATCGAAAGGAAAAACGTCCCTGACGATAACTCAT